GTTAGTGACTGGCTTATGGAAGGAGGTATGCTGTAGTTCATGGAAGCACCTTCGTAGCGCCATCTGTTAAAGTTGTCATGACATCATTCAAAGCGCCAAGTCCGCTGGGAAACGTGATGAGAGGCTGCGTAAAATCTAGTTGCCATGTCACTTGAGCCTGATTGGTTTCGCCCGTAGAAACGTCTGTCATGCTGGTCAGGAGGCAATCAGTGTAGATATAGCTTGGTGTTAGCACAGTAAAAGTACCGCCAGCATTAATATGATTCTGAATCACCGATTGAAGTGCCGTCATCGTGGCAATCTTGACGCCGAAAGGGCTGTCTTTACCAGCGGGGCAATGACCCAACATTGATATATTCAATGGCTGTTGAAGCTGTGAATTGGCAGCGATCCTATTCGTGTAGAAAGGAAATTCAGCAACTTCAGACTTCCAAAGGGTAGACCCAGGCAATGGACGCCAAGTGAAAAATGGCTGACTAGGGATTGTGATCCCTTGGCCACTAATCAATTGAAAGGGGTTAGTTGTGTAAGCTGTTGATAACGCTTCTGTTATCGCAACAAGCGGCAAACCCAGTGGGCTAAATGAAGCCAGCCCATTCGTCAGAATGATGGGACTGATTTCATAAGATAGTGTAAAGGCTGCGCTTATAGGATTCATTTGTAACCAATTTGGTCAGGAGTGTAATCGTATGTCCCTATCTTTACGTTTGATCCAGCTTTTGGATTGTTGGGTGCAATCCTAATGGCCGATCCCGCATTTACATATGTGGCCCAGCTTGTTGCTGATGTTCCCCTAAACTGGCCAACATGTCTAACTTGTTGAACTCTAAGGGTTGATGAGGAAGCATTCAATGAGTATTCCCTACCAGCAGGAGAATACTGTGGCCCAATAATTGTCGGTATATTCTTTGGATATTGTATTTCATATCCAAGCAAAATGTCGTTTCTCATAGGGTGTACAGACTGAACAATACCGTCAGAACTAACCCATGTTGGCTGACCAATGAACTCATCATCTTGAAGCTGAACAGCGCCTATTTTTTGTGTCCCATCATAGACAAGAATGTTAGGACCTTTAAAACCTACCCAGACACCCCTGTATTCCTGATAGACGCCTTTGTTGGCGCTTCTGGAATAGGTAGGAGGATCTTTAATGTCAATGCTAATGCCTAAAATTCCATTAGCCATCTCACCAAAAGTGGTATAGCTGGTCTTAAATCCAGCGCCTGGAGGATTATCAAAGATAGGATCAATCTTTAGATTAGGGACCATCTGTAGTCCAATGCTATTAAACATCTTTGTCAAAGCATTCAGCAATGATCCAGAGGTCCAATCGAAATTGTATTGATAAACAGTGCCAGACCCGTTTGCGGGTGATCGCACAAGATCATTTGACCCTAAAACTGGAGATGGCCAAATCAGGAAATCAAGAACAAGATCAGTGCCAAGCCAATTACCGAAACAAGTATTGACGACACCTTGACCTAAAATTCCAGACAATGTGGGCTTTTCTAAGGGCATCCTGCTTTGATAATCAGGACTGGCTGGTTTAAATCCACCACTGATGGTGACGTTCATTCCATTGTAGGAACGTGCGTTTTTTACCAACTCAACAGGGACGTTGTGAATTCTAAGGCTAGTCGCTGGGATCGACATGTTTCCATAAACATTAGCAATATCAAACTGAATCTCAAGACAACCAGGGTTGTAAATGCCGTTGGGATGAGACTCAAACACAGCAGGAACATTGGCAGGATAGCCGCCTAATGGGTTGCTGAATTCGATCTTGTAATATCTCATTGGTTGGTCGTATTAGATGCGCCACCCATTCTGCTGACTTGAATTTCAGCTTGAGCAGAACTGTTATTGTTTACGTTAACTCTTACTTGAGCATTGCTATAGGTCGTACCAGATGCTGTCGAACGGCCCATGCCACCCTCAATCCTTCTCTTCCTTTCTAGAACTTGGTCAACATAGCTTCTGGCATATTTAGGAACTTGGCCTCTAGCTTTATCTACATTACCTTCGCCAGCATAAAAACCAGCAACAGCACGGCTTTCATCATTGCCATATCTGTTCATAAGGAATTCAAGATAAGCAGCGCCACCCATTGTGTTCTGACCTGGATCAAATCGATCCCGAACACCAAATCTTTGTGCCGTCATTGGAAGAAGTTGCATCAACCCCCCGGCCTTGCCATATCTAGTTTGGCTTCCCAATGCATTTGGTCTAAAGCTTGATTCTTGCTCAACAACAGCGGCAACTAAAGCAGGATTAAGATTGTGAGCATGAGCCGCAGCCATAATCTCTGGCCTAAATGGGAAATTACCTATGTTGTTAACATTTGATCCTGTACTTTGCGTACCACCAAATCCAGGTCCAGTTGGATTAACATTGCTAGTCGCTTGAGCAGCAGGAATGATTCCAAGCCTAGAAAGTAAGCTACCCAATGAGTCAATTACCGTACCCAAAATCCTAAGGTTCGCAACAACATGATCGGTAGTTTCAGCCAATTGAGGGAAATGCTCATCAATGTAACTTCCAAGACGGTCAAAGGCTTCTCTAGCCATTGATGGAAAATCTTCCTTAAACCATGTGCCAATAGACTGAAACGCTTTCTCAGCCTCAGGCTTTAAGAACTCCCAAAAGTCTTTAGCCGCTTTCCAGACTCTTCCCCAAAAGTCTTGCCAACTATCTGCGCCAAGAATCTCATTTAGCTTTTCAAGAGCAGTTCTTGCAAGATCAATAGTCTTTGTGAAGATATTAACTTTTCGATCTACATTAGGGCCAAGAACCTTATCAAACACAGTAGTAAAGATCTTGTTAAGAGGAGCCAATAGCGGAGTCAACAAGTTCTGTGCGGTTGCCTCAAGGCTTTGCATTCCCAACGAACGCTTCATTCCAAACTCTTGCCATGCCCCAGGTTCGCGTAACTGTGTCTGACCTTTATATTGTTCAGCAGTCTGGCCAATGCTTTCCCAATCTCTTTGAGACATGTTCTTCATTCTGGCCAAATCTTCAACGCTCAAAGTGCCTTGAAGTCCATACTGCTGGAGAGATAACTCACTAGCCCCATAAGGACTCATAGCAGCCTGTCTGCCTTGTTGCATGACCCTTCTGAATCGTTGCTCAGGAGACATCATTTGCGCTTGCTGCTGAGTCATACCCATTTGGGTGTACAGCATTGAGAATGGCGCATTGGCCTGCTCAGTGACAGAACCAAGGACTGATTCTACATTAGCAAGCCGTCCATAAGTCGCACTGAGGCGCGATACATCATTAGGGTTAACACCGTAAGCATTAGCGCCAAAAGATCGTTCTGTGATCTGCTTAGAAGAGTTAATCAGATAAGCTAGTCCAGCCAACATTCCTGTGCCAGTGAACAAGGCTCCAAGCTTAGTGAAACCAGTGACTACCTTGGCTGTGTGTGCGCCAAGACCCCAAAGGCTTCTTGTGATATTTGTTAAACCTTTACCAAAATCTCCCAAGAGATTGGTCTGGGTCCTGATCTGGTCCGTAAGCCTTCTTTGGCTTATGGTGTAATTCATAGTCACCTGATTAAGAATATTCAGGTTTCTGTTCAGAGTACTAAAGCTTTGATTTGCTTGATTAAACTGTGCGTTGAACTGGGCATTGAAATTGCCGCCACCAGCAGAAGACGGAGTGCTTGATGAGGGCGGTTGTGAGCCGCCACCACCAAATCCAGCATTTAGCGGATTATTGCGTATTGCATCAAGTCTTGCCTCTAAAGCTGATAGCTTATCAAGGCCCTCAATTTCTAACTCAATAATCGCTTCTATTGCCATATCTATTCCTGAATTCTGCTACACACTCCCACTCAAAGATTTCCTTAAAGTGGAACGTCCGTACCGCTTCCATCAAATCGGCAATGAAGGTTCCGTATTGCCAATAGGTTCTGCCGTGATCGATGTCGTCGATGAATTGAATGACACCATAGCAGTCTGTGATGTAAGTTCCAAATTCAATGCAGCTTTCATCGTGGTAAGCCAGCCCTTCAGCATGGAGGGGAACACATGAAGCCGATAGCATATGAAAAAAACCAACCTTGAGAGGATCTCCTCCTTCAGTTCGTCAGAAATCTTAGCTTGATCAAGCAACTGTGCTTCCGTCTGATAGATGAAAGTAGCACCAGCAATCTGGTTCAAAATATCCCTAGCTTCATCTGATTTGCCCAGAGTTTCTCCTGCTTCCAGAAAGATCCTTTTAGCCAGTACCGCAGATGCAGCCATTGATTTAGCCGTAGACAGATCGTCATAGGCTTCTCTAAAAATCTTCCAGTTAGACTCAAACACCAAGCTTTGAAGAGGCGTGTGGTGAATGATTACTGGGTTACCGTCTTCGTCTGTAAGACGCATGACAATATTAAGGTTTTTATCAATCTTCATTTTCAACTCCCGTATTGAACCCTGTAAAGAAGAGCCAGAAAATAGCAGGGAGACTATGTTTCGGGGATGACCCTATCTGGCTCTATTCGGTTACAGCAGGCTCCAGAGATCGTTGGAAATCGGGAGCAAGCCTTGGAACGTGACAACAAAGTCAGGCTGTACGCCTGCCATGCTCATCTGTCCCCAGTTAACAATTGCCACGTTGTACAGCGTGAATGGAGCAAGAACAGTCGTATCAGGAGTGACGGTAACCGTACCCAAGGTAGGAGAGTTCTTAATCTGATCAATATAAGCTGCTGACAAAGCAAGAGACTTCATAACAGCCGCTGTAACCTGAACAATCTGATAGGGTTCTTCAGAGTTAACAACAGTGGTCATGCCTTGCATCTGAGTCACTACAGCGGACTGTGGTGAGATCGTAATACCTTCTTTGCCAAGATACGGGGCGGTAATGTTCAAGGTCGCATTGCCTGGGACCAGAACGGTTCCTCTAATCCGATTAAGGTTAGAGGGAATCAGGTTTGGATTGGTAGCCATGATATTCCTCTATTACGCGAACTGAGTGACGTTCAGGTTGAAGACAATCGTCTCAAACCCGTACTGTGGTGTATAGGATGCGCTAAAGCCGCCATACAGACCATTTGCATAATCACTGGGCTGTGATGCTACATAAGTCGTAAATGGAACTGCGTTGATAACGAAGCTGCCCGCATATAAGCCTTTGCTGACATTATTTGCAAACGTATCACCATCCAGCGCCGTAACAATAACCTGACCAAGAGCCAGACCAGAAGAGATCGCACGATTAGCCGTAGTGACCGCAACCTGTTGCAGGAAGTTAATACCATCCTGATTGTAGTAAAGCGGTGCTTCTGGATTGTTGCTTCCATTAATGACAGCAGCAGAAAGATCCGTATTAAGATTGATCTGAACCCAGTCAACACTGTAAGCCACGTTAGCAGGAGTTCCATTCAGGTTTTTGCCAGGAACAAGGATCGTATTGCTAATTCCACCCTCAGCACCAGTAGCAACAAAATTAATGTTCCCAGCAAGGAAATTGTTGATGTTGGTCTGAGTAAGAGGAGTGAAAGCAGTAACGCCATTCAGATAAGTGTACTGAGATGGTGGAAGCTTGTTAGTTGGAGATGGAACAAATGCCGTCATGTAATGAACGAAGGCAGTCACATCAAGTTCAGTCGATTCAACCGCAGTAGTTGCAGCAGGAGACTGAAGCATAACAAAAGTGTTTCTAAGCGTATTTGAAGTATTCCACAACGTATAAGTTGTTGAAGTTACTGGCAAATAAAACTTAACCAAAGAAGTTAAAGTATTGTTCGCAAGGAAGAAAGCATGACCATTTGCATAATCACTATCCATCCCTGGCAGGAATTGCCAATTATAAATAGTCTGTGGGTTACTATTAATATATGTTTGTACTGAAGTATAAACATTGGCAGTAACAGCCGTACCAGTCTCATAAATATAATAACCAGTATTGCTATTGCCTTGCTCCCACCATTCAGCATTGAATGCTTCAAGCCAAATTTGAGGGCCTGTTTCTAATGCACCAAATACAGTCATAGTGCCAGGATTTGAGGCAATGCTATAACTTAATTGAGTGGTAGAAACGGAAGTTGCAGTAAACAATCCATTGTATGCCGCTGGAACACAATCATATACTTGCAATTGCGTTGTCTGACCAACCGGAATCCCGTGTGGGTTGGTTGTCGTTAAAGTAGCGGTTCCAGCGCCCCATGATGCATTGCTAATATCATAGTGAGGGCAAGCATAAGTATCAAGATCAGCAGCAGATGAAATAAATGCTGTAGTCCCAGAAGGAATAGTAGTGCCGCCCATAGAAACAACGGCTGCAGTTTGCTGCAATCGATTGGGTTCAGGGGCAACCGTTTCCGATACGTTCAGTTGAACGATTCGGTTGTAGTAAAGGTTGGCAGCCATTGTTTATAACCTCTTAATTAAAGGAAACGGCGATAGTTTGACCACTACCAGGTTTAACAACAATGCCACTAGTGGTTGGGAACTCAATAGAGTAAGTACCAGCAGTAGCAGGAATTGCAGCAATCACGTTTGCAGTAACAGCAGCAGCAACAGTAGCTGCATCATGAATAGTGCCAGCAGCAGAGCCAGCAACAACAACGCTAACGCGAACAGCAAAACCTGGGGTAGCTTTAACTACGGTATTTGCAGTGATGTTTAGTGTGCGCTTATTAGCGACAGCAAGTGAAACAGTTTGAAATGGACCTTGTGGCATTTTCGTAACTCCTATGGAACATTATAAGTAACAGGGAAAGGTAAGACCTTTAGGATATATTGTTGAATAGTGTCATATACGGCTGACTGATTGTATGAAACTTCTAATTCAACAAACTTTTGTTGTGCAAGCACGTTTACTTCAGACTGAATATGCTTGCCATCCCGAACCGTAAAACCTACCTTCATAATGCCAAAAGCACCCTCCATAGATGCCCTAACAATATATTGCAAGTAGTTTTGCACAGTTCTGTTATCAAATCCATAGATAACTAGCTTCACTTTGTCTTTCATAAGCTGCCATGTTTCTCCGTCTTGAACTAACGGAATTGGCTGAAGCTGGGAAGTTGAGCCTGCATCTACATGACAGACAATATAAGGTGGCGTCAGGTTCTCTGGAACCAAAAACGATGGATACACTGGCGCATAATTATTTAGTGAAATCCATATTGGCAAACTATTGGAAACAATCGCTGCTTGCGGTAAATCCTGATAATCATTAAGGATCTGAGTCCGCATTTCAGGATAAACAGCCTGACCCCTGTAATGCCAGAGATTAGCTTGTTCATAATAGTTTCCATGACTTGAAAACGCATATTCAAAATTGGTGTGCTGACCAATCCATAATGAATCAGGATTAACTTCATTAAAGTTATTGATCTGAGTCGGAGTGGTAAACGTAATATTTTGATACGCTTTGTTGTAATCCATTTCCTGTTTCTGATCAGTTTGGTAATGGAATGAACCAAATACATCAATCGGATCAGTCAAGAGATCGCGTATCCAAAATACATAGCCATCAAATGGCAGCACAACACGCTTGTACATAACAAACGTAATAAGCTGATTGTGGCTGATAGCCTGAAGACCAGCCCTTAGAGTTCCCTCTAGCTGGTTGTTTGGAAAGTTGCCATCTAGGTCTAGATTAGGCATCACTTAACTCCACATCCATAGCGTCCTTGTAAGTGCCTGTATCTAAGAAAGAGGGACGATTAGGGCCACGATTAGGACTGCTCTTACGCCATTTTTTGCCTTCCAGTGAAGCCCTTGTAGGGATCATAGGCTGCATACCATCGAATCGTTTATTTTCGATGCTTTCCTTAAATTCTTTGGCCAAAAAGCGAATGTCTTTTTTAGCTTTATCAGGATTATTCTCAAGCTTAGACACAAATGCTTTAGCTACTTGATCACCAACAAGTTCTTCATACATATCGACAAAGGTTTCCATAACCTTGTATCTTTTTTCAAGAAAATGAGCGACCTCAGAAACCTGATCACCTTCAAGGTAACTTGTTGGCTGAACACCAAATACAAGTTTCATGCTATACCCAGCAAACTGAGTGATCCGAAGTCCTGTGCAATTTGTAAATAAGTGCGGCCATAAGGGGTCTTAAGATTCTGAAGATTACCAATGGTAAGATGCTTCATAGCCTCAGGAACCGTTAGGCTGGTCTGAGTACCCTCATCTCCGGCGAAGGTAACAACGCCGGAAACAAAAGTATTTAGCTGATATTTCTGTTGAGCCTGCTTGAAGAAAGTCTGGCCAGTCTGATCAATTCCGTATGTCAGAAGAGTGTCACCAGCCAGATTATAAACCGCAGTGATATACAGGAATTGCCCTGGTATCTGCGGAATTATCGACAAGAGATCGGTACAGATATTGATAGCAAAATTGTAAGAAAACTCAATGGTAGGGCTACTGTCAGGCAGGATCGTGGTATTGATCCCCATGATGTTCCTAATGAACGATACATATCCCGACAGTGTTGGCCCTTCCATCAACTACCCCTGTTTGCTTGAGAACTTCTGGCGAACCAAAGGCTTGTCCTTACGGTCATTTTCCTTTGGCACATCTTCGATAATTTCCAGTTCGACAGCCTCAATGCCACGGCTCAATTCAGGATCTTGCTCAAAGGTCTTGATCATGCCATAGGCAGTCTCTTCTTTAGAACGCTGGATCTGATTGGCTACAATGTCTTCGTTGACTTCTTCAGCCAGACTGAAAACATCGATAGGTAACGGCTTATCACTATAAACAAGGACGACTTTGTCAGATCCCTTACCAGCCTTTTTGGCCTCAGAGACTGTGAGCATCCCATAACGTCTATGGTGTTCAACGACATAGTGAAAAACATCTTCACTTACATCACGCAAAACTTGAGCCTGACCGCCAGCGGCAATCGGCATATTAAAAATCTTTAGGCTCTCTGGGAGAGTCCAATTAAAAACATAAGGTTGAGTTGAAGTATTAGCTACAAAAAGGTTCATTTCATTTCCCTGCTATTAAGTTAAGAGCGGAGTCATTATAACCCCGCTCCTATCTTTTTATCTTAGCTGTAGATCATGCTGATCTTGGTGACACCCTGTGAGCGGATAGCCCAACCTGGGGTAGCACGAATCTCAGACAGAGTAGCCAGCGCACCATCTGGGAGAGGGCTGGTGATCTCACGGGGAGCAGCCATATCCGTCAACTGAAGCGTGGTAGCCTGAAGACCTGGGGTCAAAGTAGCGAAGATGTTGGTGTTCGGTTCAGAACCAACAAATGGAACTTTGATTTCAGGAATAACGATCAGGACTGCGTCAGAACCGCCATCGCCTTTACCGATAAGGGTATCGTCGAAGCCGAATTCCAAAGAGTCATCATTCCAGCCGATAACTGACTCAAGCGTACCAGACGTTGAGTTAGAACCTGCACCAGGACGCTGATACTGGGTCAACTGAACGATGCTGTACTGCCACTGGCCAATAACGCGCTGTGGGCCAAGGATGACCACACGGGCTGGTTGACCAAGCTGGTTCATACGAATCTTGGCGGCAACAACCTGTTGTGCAAGATACTGTGCCATCTGGCCGTTGTCATAGGTGACAACAGTCGTATTGCCGAATGAATCAGGCGGCAGGCTGGTAGCGGTCAGGCCAGGAGCATTCAGAAGACCTTCGCCAGTGTTCTGTGGGTTGAAACCGTACAGAAGACCGTTACGAAGACCTTGGTTGATGCCCTGACGCATGGCCAGACGCTGTGCTTCAGGAAGGCTGAAACCCCAGTTGCTTGCAGCCGCTACATCATGGTGATCATAGATGCAACGTGAGCGAAGCAGATAGGTTGGGGTGCTGATCTGAAGTGCGTCAATAGAGCAAGAAGGAAGCTGATTAGCTACGTTCTGGCTTGCCTGGAACTGTGACTTCACGTTCAAGCGTTTAATGTATACAGCCAGATCGCCCTGTGACATACGGGGCATGATAGAGCCATTCGGAAGCGCAAGGAACGCACCGGAAGGCTGCTGGTACTGCATGATGATTTCAGGCATGGTGTAGCTAGGATGAAGCTGCACGAACCCGCTAGTGATATTAGCCATTAGGTGTCTCCTTAGATCAGAATGACAGCAACATTAGAAGTAGTATTCCAAGTTGCAAATCCGGTTGCGCCATCATAAACAACAACTGCACCGTTGGTGTTTACGTCAATCAGCGTTGCGCTGAAGTCAAAAGTACCCGCACCAGCAGCTACAAGCTGTTGATTCGTAGCATCCCAACCAAGCGTCTTTGGGTTCTCAGAACCAGCAAGAGCAAGAATAGAACTAGCACACTTAACAACAACACGGTTCTTCGTACCAAGACGTACAAAGTTGAAACCACCACCAACAGACTGAAGTGGAACTGGAGACTGTGGGGTCGTTGGTGCGCTGTAAACGCCGTTGAATACGGAGAAACCAGCAAGGGTATCTGAAACAGTTGCGCGACCAATGATAGAACCCATTGGGGTTGCATCTGGAGTTGCAGGAGGGGTCTTTTCAAAGACAGCAATACCACCCCACATTGGGAGGGTTTCGGTTGAAGCTACGATACCAGCAGCAAGCTGGAAACGACCAGCAGGATCGTCCTGCAAGTCACCCTGCCAATAACCTTGTGACTGTACAGAAAAGCCATCCTGTACGTTGGTCACTACATAAGGATTAAAAGTACTCATTTAAGTTTCTCCTTAGACTCTGATGTTGCCACGGAACCTAGCGCCGTTAGAGAACATGTCCATCCATGCTCTTGGGTCGGAGTTAGCCGTGGGGGTACGGATCATGCGGCCAGCATCGTCACGGGCTTCAACCATGTGAACAGTGCCTTCAGCAACAGGTGGGGCCTTTGCGTATTCAAGGCTATCAGCATAGATAGCTTCTTCAACAGGCGAAAACAGCGCAGTATCCTTGATGCCTGCAACATCAACATCCTTAAATCTTGAGGAGAACTTAGCAAAACGTGAAGCAAGGCGCTTACGGAATGCAAATACACTCTCACCCATGACAGGAGCAATGCCAGCAGTTTCACCAAGGGCCATAGCAACTGAATCAGCGCGTGACTGGGCTTTCGCCATAGCTTCGCGATCATCAATACTACGCTCCTTGACAGTTTCCTTTAAACGGGAAAGTTCCAGTTCAAGGGCTTCAATTTTCATGCTATCAGCACGGGCAGAGTCGTCTTTCACTTCCTCTTCCTCTTTAGAGTCGGCCTTTTCTTTCTCCTCTTCCTCTTCTTCTTTAGAATCGGCTTTGGAGTCCACTTCGTGATGAGCGCCTTCGATTTCCTCTTTGCACTCTTCTTTCACTTCTTTCTTTTCTTCAGAAGACAAAGACTCATCAGCCTTATCTTCCATAGAATCCGCACAATCCATTTCCTCTTTATCAGAGTCCATTTTATTGTGTGGCATATCATGCTTTGCATCTACACGGGCATCTAGAGAATCTAGACGCTCCAAGATCTTAGCTAGGAGAGTACTCTCCACGCTTGGGATTGATGAATCATCCATTGTATTTTCCTCAGAAACTAAATCAACACGAACTCCGTCAGGTGCGCCTTTATCCCATACACCTGCGGAGCATACAGCTATATGGTCAATAAAGATTGGATTTCCTTCAATAAGGACTTGTCCGTTCTTTATTGCTGACTTCGATATTGTGACGGCTGGAGAAGTAGATAACTGATTTTCTGTCATCAGCATCGCTGCTTCATCGTCATAAATTCGCGCAATCGTCCATACATCATCACCCTTTACATAGGGCAGGGAAGAAGTACCAATAATCTGATTGCGGAAAGAATTTGTGTCCAGAAGTTTTGCATCTGGATGTTCCCACAATACTGGGAGGCCGTTGCATCGCGCAAGGAATTCATTGGTTAAATAGTCAGCGGGACTTTTGTGTGCAATCTCACCAGACGCACGTTCAGCCATGCCAGTGCCAGTAACCCGTATATCAAACAAATGTACATTGCCGTACTTTTGAGGACTTGGTAACCGCCCATAACGTATATCCTCCATGATTTTGTATTCATGAAAGCCGTGACCGTCAACAGATACTTTACGGTTTTCAACATTACCGTCAGAATCTGCGCTTACAAATTCTTTACCAACAGCCTGCGGTATTCCAAGCGTGGAATGCCCTTCTGCTGCGGCCCACATGGCCTTACGCTGCGCTTCTGATACTGGAGGCATAATAGTATCTCATAGCCAATTATATACCCTTTTTATACTCTAAACCCTTATTTGTCAAGCAGTTAGGTGGTATTTCATCTAATGTATATACATATACAGCAGAACATTTACAGTTAGGTAATTCACCAGGCTGCTCAATTTGGTCTTGATATATGCCGCCATCTTTTTTCATTAATCCGTTTTTCAATGCCCAGTTATCTTTGAGAATAATGAATTTGCCGTCAAGATCAAGGTGCTTATGTTCGACTCTATATTTATAACCTGGAACCCTGAAAAGTGAATGCCAGTAATAGCCGATTGCTCCAGCCTCATTCGCAATAATCGAATCAATGTTAGACAACATTTTGCGTGATTGATCATTGGCTAACAGCTTATCTTGCTTATTTAAGTCTTTAGCAATTGGCTTAATTATCTCACGCACTAATTTAACTTTGTTTAACTTAGCGCGGTTTTGGGGAAGGACAGGAATGCTACTGGCCCAGCCAGCGAAACGCTGCATAACGGTTTCCTTGGCCTTTTCCTTGTGGATTTTGGCTAAGGTTCTTGCGATCATAATACGATTATCACGCTCATCCTGAAGCTTATAGAGAACTGCCGCTATAACATAAGGAGCCACTGAATGACGCTTGAGCAACTTCTTGTTAGACACCTCAGATTCAAAAGTTTTCTTTATTTGATAAGAAACATTTTGTTCAATATCTAGGTTATCCAAGAAAATGCCCATTTGGCCCAAAAGCCAAGTTACGTCTTCGCCCATCAAAGCGCGGTTGACTAATTCATCTACACGCTTGTAGTAATTCATTTATTGGCCACGTTTTCTTTGACGCCTTTAATAGACCTTGGGGCTTTTGGCTTAGGCTGTGTCACTACTTCAGACTTTGATTTTTGCTGAACGCCAGCATCATTGATACCGCCCAAATTCTCATCCAGACCCAGTTCTGACCTTTCAGCGATATCATCTACATCGATCTCAAGTTTATTAGGGAAAAGAGTTTCCATTTCATTGAGGTTTGAGACAACCCACTCAACCAATTGGCCCTTGTTCTCCCCGTGCGTCACGCGCTCCAGAGCGTTGAACACCTGAAGAATGGATTCATAAGAGATCCTTTGAAATTCAACACGTTCTTTCTTGGAAGGCTCCAGAGCTTCTGGCCAGATCGCTTTAAAAGACCGTTTGCACTGTGCGAACCACTCATCATAATTGTCAGAAACACCAGGAAAACGGTTTTTTAGGGCTGCGTGGTATTCGGGGTTCCACGCGACATGCATGACGATATTATCCATAAAGTCATACAAGTTCTTCATATCCAGCCGCACACGGTCAATGTATGAAGAGATCAGTTTCGCGTCTTCTTCGCCTTCTCCAAAGCCCTGTGATAGCGCATCTGAAGTCATGAACTGTGCTGGCATATCCAGAGATAATGCAATCGTTTCCAGAATGTTCATGCGTTGCTTCTGGTAATCCAGGTAATGTAAGTCAAGAGACTCAATCGCCTCATCCGGTTTAATAGAAACCGTATTGCCTGTTCTAGCGCCTTTCAGAATGTTGAGCCTGATGTTCTGTGCGGCTTGCTGAACCCTATCAATAATTGATCCTGGCTGAGAGATCTTGGCGACAAGAACGCCAGATTTCACCATTACCAGGTTATCAGCCACCATTGATTGGAGGTAAGACTGTAATGGATAAAGGCAGCGACTAAAAGCAGAGCGACCAACGTAACCATAAGCTGCATTAGTGTAAGACAGGTAGATCGGGTTTTCATAAAGCTGGATGTGCGTCCTGCTTGCCGCATAAGGCTTACCTTGGACAGAAATACGCGAATATTTAAGGAAATCAGGCCGATTAGGATCAAGAATACCCACCAAAGAGCCAGCGGTATTAAGAGGGTCCAAACTATTAAATTTGACATCGCCTTTCCATAATTCTTGGGGGGAAAGAGGTTCATTAGTACTCATGCCATCATGCGGCATAACGGCCAAAGAACTGATCCCGTAGATTCTTGAAAGCCTATAACAATCAGCCACATAGAAATCACAATGCATTCTGTCCCAAGCGTGATTAAACGCATCAACAACAGCATCAGGCGCTTCTAAAACAATGATTTCTCTACGCTTATTCATTGCCCTAGAAATGGGCGAATCAATGATTTTCTTACCCAAAGGGTGTGAAGTATAGATTTCCTTACAAACCATATAGGAAGGCTGTTCACCAGGAACAATGTCCTGCGCCATCATGATGTTGTATAGCGGAGAACCTTCGTTCAGAGCGCCTGCGACAGCGCCACTCATATTAATTACAGCCATGTTTATTCCTGTTAGAAACCATCAGCATCACCCAGAGCCAGCGAAATGCCATAACAAAACGTATCCAATAAGTCATCACTTTTGTTATCGAAACCAACTCTAAAGTTAGTAATTTGAAACAATAACTGATTTCTTTCCCGACCCTTGTGAACAATACGCTTATTGTATGCGTGTTCTGAGAACTTAACCAATCCACGGCAACAATAGGGTGACACGTTAATTGCCCTTTCAGACTTACCCAGCATCGTCAGTGGGCTGTCAATCGCCCTTACTGGAAGCCCATTTCTCCTGGCCTGCTGAATGACCACAGCACCAGAAGCCTTGTCCTCAACAAACGCTCCTGCCGATCCCAGCCGTGAGCCACATTCTTTCGCATATTCCTCACATCGCTCAACAACACTGGGCAACCAATCGACTAAGATGGCTCCTTCGATTTGTACCATGTCATAATCAAGAACGATGAGTGGATTACCCACATACTTAGAGTAAGCGAAATAAGTGACAGCAGTAGAATCATGCTTTGCGCCGTCCTTGGTTGCGGTATCAATAACAGCGAATATAGTGTCGCAAAATTTAGGATAAGGGACAGGACTCCCGTCAATAAGGAAGTTTTCAACATCGAATTGGTTTGCATCATCAGGTCTGGGTCGTTGTTGATACAGGGAACTCCAGTTTCTGGGGGTTTGCATCTTCTTAGTTTCAAGAAGCATCTCCAAAGTATAGTACTCAGGCCATAACGCTTCACCGACTTTCCTTCCTAAAATATCATCATCCTGCTCACAAATCGCTGGGAAGTTCACAATCTCCCAAACCTCTCCTCCTGTACACACAACTTTACCTGATTGACCATGATAATCAGGAGGAAGAATCCTGCCAGCCAAATCGTCGGGGTGCCATCGTGTTTGGATAATCACTATGGCTCCATTCGGCTTGAGTCGCGTTCTGAAGTCAGCAAGATACCATTCCCAAACTCTATCTCTAACTCCTTCGCTTTCCGCATCCTCTCTTGAGCGGATAGGATCGTCGATAAGACCAACGTCAGAACGACGACCAGCAATACCAGCGCCCACACCAGCAGCCTTAAACTCTCCACCTTTTTCTGTCTCCCAAGCAGCAACTGCGCGTGAATCCTGCGCGATACCAAAACCATAAGTTTCATGATACGCAGTAGACTGAACAATCGCCCTTGCTTTCTTGGAAAACCTCTCCGCTAAATCCTGTGTGTGACTTGCACCGATAATGCAATTCTTTTCATTCACACCCAAATAAAAAGCGGGAAAGTGAACAGATGAATAAGTACTCTTGGCATGACCAGGTGGCATAAATACCATTAACCGATCATTCCTCCCGTAAGCTATATCCTCCAGCTTCTCAATAAGTACACGGTGATGCCGCGCCGCCTCAATATCCGAAACCAACTTACAAAATTTAGTCAGGTCACGTTTCGCTTGTTTCCTGAATAACAATTCTTCAAAAATTTCACGTTTAGATAATCCGTAGTCATCCATGACGGCAACCATCAATCTTCCTCTTTTTCATCCTGAGCCAAAAGCTCTAATAACTCTTCTTCCGTATAGTCACGCCTATCCTTGCCCCTAGACAGTATCTCCGTCCTAACAGCATCAGAATTAGCATCCAAAGCTATTCTCCCTACATGTTGAAGGTCCTTGTGAGTTCTAGCTAATAAAGACAGGTCACCTAGGGAAACGTCATCAGGATCAGCTTCCCAAAGGGCCAATCGCGCCGCTACCAAATCACGAATCCTATTCGATATAGCTAAATCTCTTCCATTCAAAATAGCTAACTCCTCCATGATATTGAAGTTATTTGTCTTCATAACTTCTCTTAAAGCCTGGTTCTGGACCATGCGCTTTTCCTTAGCCCACTGATTCCTACGGATCTGCTCCCTAACCGTATCCAGAGACACGCGATACTTTTCAACAAGCTGGTTAACCGTGTACTTGCCAGTGACGTACTCTTCTTTCATCTTAGCGAAATCAACCATGGAATACCTCCATCGTAGACTTCATTACATTCAGTTCAACCATGAGAAACCTCTACCACTGCTCACGCTCCTGCTGCCGAATAAAGTCATCATTGCGTTTCATCTGCTGAGGCGTCTCAACCTCAAACCCGCAATCACAACGCATATACTCAAACCCTTCCTCAAAGACAGGTTTCATTTCACCCGTCTCACAATTAGGACAAATCATAAAGCTTACTCAGTAACACTAATTTGACGCGACTTTAACCTACCGATTTACCCAAGTCCAATTTGTCAAAATTTTTTATCAGAAATTCCAGTAACCAAAATCATAGATGTGTATTACTGAGCAATCAATGTTGGCTTATCAGTTGGCTAATATTTTTGAGAGAAATTTGGGAAGCCGGTTTTCATGGAGCCTAAAATTAAATATGTGAAATATTTTTTTGATGTGAACCACTACCTATCCTCACCTACACGCACTTCCGACCCTCCCCAACTACCATCACCAGCACGGCTTAGACACCTACCGTGGGGCGTAAGACCCTGTATGCACGGTGGCTGAGGTGAGTTTATGGTTACCACCCATTGTGTGACTGACTGAGACAATAACAAGGGGTAGGACTATGTGATGGGATAGATAACACTAGTTAGGATTGATGCTATCTATTGGTATGCAAGGATTACACGCACTGGCATACACTCACTACGCTATGAGGAGATGTCTCATACACTACATGGATTAGTGTTTATCCCTATACAAGAAGAGATGTTTACAAGGATAGGATGAGGGGCTTTCCCGTGGGAGGGACTTGCTAGGATAGGGGCTATTCAGACGTGAGGCTTTCCGGTTTTTATCGGATCACCTTTTAACATGGTAGGAAATAGCGGTTTACGCCGAACCCATCAATTAAGATAAATTCCCGCTATTCCTTGCCATGACTGACATTATACGCGATAGCCTGAAATCTTTCAGGATTGCGCTACCTGGTGCTACGCTTTCACAAAACGCACGAAAAATAATCCCAAAAAAAGCATAAAAAGATGATCTAGCCTATTGTAATACTGAGCATCACTTAGTAATATAAAGCCTGATTTGATTTATTATTAAAACAAGCTGGAGAAAGAGATGAATGAGGATCTTGTAAAAAAAGCCATTGAAATCGGACTTAGTCACGCGCTTGGCGCTTCTGATTACAGAGTAGATCATTGTTCATGGCAGGACTTCGTCGATAGTTGCCACAACAACATCGGCGACACCTTGGAAGATCTTGGGATTTACGGTGATAACCAAGATCTTTATCAAGCTGGCGTCGATGCTTTTAATGAGGCCGTTGCTGAATTTCAAGCTACCCTTTAATTAACCAAGCGCTAGGGATGGCGCACCTAATGAGAGATACAACCATGATTTATATTGCTATTCACCTGTTACTTGTTATCGGTTCCCTTGGGATTCTTTATTGTGAAGCCGTCAAGCGTCATGAAAAGCGCTTGCCAGTGATTATTACTTCATTGGCGCTAATCGCCGTTAACGCATCAATCTATCTAATCTGAGGATCTAACAATGTCATCAGCATATATCAGCACTAAATTTTTATCGCCAACCAACAACCGTGGATCACGCATTAAGGCATCATGCCAGTGTGGGTCAATCATTGTTCCTTGGGATTATTCATTAAATTGTGACCAAAACCACATTAGTGCTATGAAAACATTGATTGAAAAAACCGGCATCAAGTGGGGTGACGAATGGTCTATCGGATCAAATAATGTCGGCTACGTTTTTGTTCCCATAGCCGACTTTAATACTTTTATCATTTAATCACTAAGCGCCAAGTACTTCGCACTAATTGGAGATAAAACAATGAACACTCAATCAATTGCAATCAATACCACTGCTCTTAAATCAATCCGGATGGGATGCGCGGATAAGGATATACGCTACATGCTTAAAGGTGTGATGTTTTTATGTGATGGCGAAACTTTAAGATTAACAGCAAGTAACGGCCACATATTGTTGACTCACACTAAAACGCTTAACGAACCATGCGAACCATTCAAGATTATCATACCAAGCGAGTCAATTGATATTGCTTTAAAAGTCGCAGGGAAAGCCGTAGACTTATGCTTAGATATTCTGGATGGTGGAAGATATTCACTAGCAGGAATACCGGTAACACCCTTGGATGGCGTTTTTCCTGACGCAAGCAAAGCATGGCCCTCAGAGATGGATGGAAAGCCTTGCAGGGTTAACCCTGAGTATTTCTCAATCGTTGGGAAGATATCTAAACTCATGGGAATCGGCGCTTATGGCGCGAAGCTATGGCACGATTCTGGGAAATTGGTTTTTGAGTCTGGCGATATTCGGGGTTTAATTATGGGTTTAGAAAAAGACAAAAACGGATCTGGTTCATTTCCATCATTTTAATAATTCAGCGCCATGTGCGGAGTCAATAGCATGAAAAAACATATTATTAATATTGAAGAAGGCATTCACACTGGCGGTAATATCATCGTTTCATTTGTACATTTAGCCAATGGTCAAATGCTTGTTGTCGATGATGGATTAATTGGCCTTTATGATTCTTGTGACGATTTTTGGAATGGGCGTGATGGATCATGGGACCATGTAAAAACTCTTGAATTAAAAGAAAATGAGAACGATGACAATGAATTTTAATCAGACGTATTTAGTTTGCTATCAAGGTAGATATCTTGAAATTGAGGCCGAAACAACGGATGAGGCTCAGGAACTGGCTTTCATGCGTTTTAATGCCAGTAAAATAACTGATGTTCATGTTTATATTACAGACGTTGAATATGATCCCTATTACTTTTAAGAATATCTCTAACTAGGCTATTAAGCCGCGCCTCACTCATTGTGGGGCTTTTTTTTAGGTCACATATGGAACAGAAAAAGAAACGCGCTGATTTCAGCGCCTACATGCCCAAAAAGCGAAAAAAACCGCCAGTTATTAAGCGTGACATTGTTTTAGAAAAGAAAAAAAAGGTAAAGCCTGAGAAGCGTGTGATCAATATTTATCTAACAGAAGAAACGATAGAGGCTTTATCGCTTCTCATTAATCGCAGCGCGTTTATCGAAAGCGCTATCCTTGAAAAGATTGAACGTATACATAGAAAACATGGAAAGGAACTGAGGGAATTTCCGAAAGCCCTGTAAGGCTCTACAAGCCCCGATAATGATCAAGGCTTATGAAGACAAGGGCTTAGGGATTTTATGGATTATTAGGGCTTAGAATCAATTGAGGCTTGATGCAAATGATAATCTAGGGCTTTTGAATAGCAGAATGTATCGAAAAGCTCAAAAAACGTGCAATTGAGTCGTATTTACAGAGCATTTGCTCATATTAGCGTTTCCTTATTAAGGATTTGCTTATCTAGGCGGTCGATGGCGGCTTGATCGGTGTATTTTTCAGGGTATCTTTTTTTGAGTTTATCGATGTTATGGGTCTGAATTTCTTCCCATGTGAGGTTAAGCGTGTCGCAAGCTAAGTTAATAAACCACATGAGATCACCTAATTCTTCTTTAAGGTTTTCTCTATCCAACGGTTTTCCGTATATGAGATGCGCTTTAACGCTGCTCAGGAACTCACCAGCCTCAGATCCTATGCCTAGTGCTGCGTGGTTAAGGTCATATGTGAAATCGACTCTCTTAGCGGTTTTCAATGCTTCTTCTTGGTACACCCTGCCCCCCTGGTTAAAAATTGCGGTAGTTTGTGGAAAAAAAGGACCCACCCCCCTATCGGGAGGAAACTGAATGGTCATGCATCATCTCAAGTCTATGTTTCTGTTCTGTTGTGAACTTTGGCAGGCCACACCAAGCTACAAAGCCACCTTCAGGATAGTATTGTCCAATGACAGCACCACCATTTCTTGCCTTCAAAAGTATCTTTGTGGATACAGGTGGTGGAGTGTCAGCAATCAGTTTCCATTCAGGGCGATATTCGGATTTGTATCGTTCAGTCATCATCAAGATCCTTGAATACTCTACTTATCAGCCAGCCGCTCAGGAATACCCAGCCCGCTAGTAATAATAGAAAAGTAAGTACGCTCATTTTCTGCCTTCTTTGTTATGAGTGAATCTAGCCAGATGACATCTTGTTCGCTTTTAACGATAGCAATGTGTCCCTTCCAGCCAGCATGAAATGTTTCTTCATCGTCGGTAAGTCTTCTTTGTGAAGGGGGCTTGCTTCCGTCTTTGATTTCAATGAGGATGGTGTATCCCTCCTTAGAGACAACCAAGTCAGGAAAACCATTACCAAGATCAGAAGTAATCGCAACAGCGAACCCCCTCCCCCTAAAAAACTGAGTGATTTCTTTCTGGTTTGCATCGACCCTCCCCCTTTTCATATCTTAATGATTCCTTGTGTAATGGCTTCAACCAATGTGCGTTCAAAGCCCCACTGCCAGAAATCTTGGATCTCAGCAGGCGTTAAGTCTGTTTGTACTCTTCCATCCAAAGCATCGTGACAAGAAGAACAACACCATGTTACAAATATATCATGTGCCTTTAAGCTGGTTCCTTTGCCATGCCTGCCTTTGTTGCTATGTGCGGCAATGACGGTGTTGGAATCCCTATTGCATAGCCTGGGTATCCTTACCTGACAATCCTGTCCTCTAGCAGCGTTTAGATACTTTCTAGATCGAATCATATATGGTTCTCCACCATGAAAGCCTCAACATATGTTATCAGGCTATTCAATCGGGAGATGGTCATACGGGATGTCGATTCTCTTAAGTTAACCAGTTCGTTTTCTATACCAGGGATGATGTCAGCACCTTCACCCGTAACGATAGAGTGACCAGAAACTAATAGGATCTTCCATTGCTGAGACGTTAACATGCGGCCAGCCCAATGAAGTCCTGATCGACTGATCTGGTCAAACAAAGCATGAAGCTTTGCTGATTGTTCTAATGATCTTGTTCTCTCTCCGACTGTGACGATGTAGGTATCAGGCGCGTTGAGTATGTGTTCGACTGCCCTCTCTCTTGCTTCTTTGTGAAAGAGGTTGTAGGTTGCTTTGGTGGCCACACCTGTACTCCATTATGTGTGAACATATATGATTTGGGCTTGCCAAAAGCTTTCATAATTTCCCTAGCAAACTCCAAATGATAATCTAATCCGTTGTCAGTGAGATACTGTTGAAACTGTTCCTTGGTCAAGGATCTTTCCTAAGTTATTTATAAGGATCTCTGCTACACGCTCAGGCATCAGGCCCGTGTTGAGGGCATGTTGAGCGGCATTAATTTCTTCCCTGATTGACTGACGGGCTTTGTGCCAAGTAGCCAATTTTATAACGCGATAGATATAAGTATCGGTATCGCAGTAGCTGTTCTCATGAAGAGATGTTGCCAATTCAAAATTGATGTTGAGTTCTACGCACATGTCATACAGGTTGAATGACTGATCCTTGTTGATGTACTCAATGACTTCCCTACATGACTTATCCTCAAAATATTCAGGCATTGTAGCCACAGCCTTGAGATGCTGCCTGTTATTTAAAGCACAACCAACAATAAGGATCTCTAGTTCGTATAAATCTTGAATGTTCATGTCCATTGTTCTGCCATTGCGTTTGCTATTCCGGTGTAGGTTTTACTACGTTCTTTCCAACGATCCGCGCTGGGTCCAAGCTTGTTTTGTCCGCTTGGCGTTTGATTAGCCCTACGGGTTTTGTTATCACCTGGTAGCTGATCTGTTGGCTTTAAAGAAGGAAGGTTTTTTAACCAAAGGCATGTCTTCTTACTTGCGTCATGACCAAACCACCAAGGTTGGATGATCTGATCAGGCTTTCTAATGCGTGATGAAATGATTGATACTGGGTTCTCAATACAAATTCTCTCAATGTCAGCATTCATTAGGAAAGTAACAAAATCCATTGCGTCTTCAGTCAATTGAGGATCTCTAAGCCCTCTTTTAGTCCAGTGCATGCCAGATACTGATAAATAGGTGCATGGAGGATGAGCGATCATCAAATCCCATTTGTTTAACAACTGTTTTCTTACATCCCCTTGTATATGAAATGGAGATTCATCATCTGCTTCCAACAAATCACAAGACCATGCATCGTGTCCTTTAGCGCGAAATGCCTGCCTTACAATTCCAGAGAATTCACAAGCTATTAAAACTTTCATGCCGCTCTCTTCTTTGAATATGAATATTTGATCTGCTCAGAAATGATGATCTTGTGAACAAAGTCAGGAATGGGGCCAGGTTCTGGCTTCAGATCCTTTGGCCATATGCCAGTGATGCGCTTAAATTTGTGTGAAACCCAACCCAATTGATAGTTCTTCATAGCGGCGAATGCCACCAAGGCAGAGTAGATTTGTTGCTTGGCTTCGTGAGGCATTTTGACAATCTTCTGTAAAGTGCCTTCAAGGGGTTCGATTCCCTGCGCTTTGGCCACTGGAGCAAAACCACATTTGGGGCATTTGTGCTGTCTACGCTTGTCAACATATTTGCACGATACGCAGACCTTAGGTTCTTTAGGCTTGTTTTCTTTCTTAGGCGCATCAGCGGCGTTTCCTGTGTCTAAGTGAAGTGGAAGGTCATCAGTAGGAAATCCAAGGCGTGATACAGACCCTGAATGATCCAGTACGATGGCCATAGCTTTACCTTCTGCTGGTCTTAGCACCCGACCGATCATCTGAATGTAGCGTATAAGGCTGCGGGTAGGGCGGGCAAGTATCATACAGGCTGTTTCTGGAGCGTCAAAGCCCTCAGCAAACAAAGAAACATTCGACAATATCTTTATCTCACCTGACCTGAAACGATCAATGGCACTGTTCCTATGTTCTTCTTTGGTGTAACAATCGACATGCTCCGCAGCTATTCCATGTGCGGTGAACTGTTCGACTATGGACTTGCTGTGATCAATGTTTGTAGCGAAAACAATGGTCTGTTTATTGTCGCCAAGCTTAAACCAATGTTTGACTATGTCCCCCACTAGTTCAGTCTTATTCACAGCCTCACCAAGCTGTTTTTTGTGATAGTCCCCTGCAACCACCTTAACCTTACTCAAATCGGGTTCTGACGGGGCGTAGATCTCACAGTCCACTAGGAATCCTTTGTTGATTAAGTCCTGAATTGTGGACACCATCACAAAGTCCTCAAACAAGCGGCCCCAGCCCATGCTTTTGCCTAATCCTTTGGCAAATGGCGTTGCGGTTAGCCCAATAACAGGTAAATTAGAGTGGGTCCGTAGGAATTCATGGTATTGCTTGCCGCCTCCGCAAAGATGCGCTTCATCGATGATGATCATGTCAAAATCGAACTGCCATCCAAATTTCTTACGGCTGGCGAAGGTCTGTATTGAGCCAACTGTGATCGCTGAATGCGGTTTATTAGTGTTCTGTCCCTGTAGCACGCCAGGAAATATTTGATACTTCGCGAAACGCTCCCATTGTTGTTTCACAAGGTCTTTTCTGTGGACCAGAAATAGCACTTTTTTTCCGTTAATCTGTGCCAACTGGGCCAGCGCGACTGCCAATTCCCCCTTGCCGCTACCTGTTGGGCTGTAGACCATCACTCTTTTGTTGCCGCCCTTGAAGGACGCCCTTATCTTTACCATAGCTTCCGCTTGGTAGTCTCTTAATTGTACGTTCATGTCCACTTCTTTAATTGTGATTGTTTTAAAGCATATCCTTTGCCATGCCCTAAGTCGGTCAAATTCTCCTCTCTACAGAGATCTTCAGCCAAAGCATAGCCAGGAAATTTAACCTCATCGCCGTCGATGATAGCCAGAGCGTAGATGTCTACGTCTTCGTTTAACTTTTTAGTCGCCAGAAGTCGTCCTGTCAATACCCTGGTGGTCTTAACATCAAAATTAAATTTCTTGCCATCTTTCTCAACAACTGCATCTGCTGATCCTGATCGTGGAGTCAGCCCAAGATCTGGATAGACGTTCATCATTTGACAAAAGGCTAGCTCACCAAGAAAGCCATCCTGATCCCCTTCAAGACCTGATTGTTTCCCAATCTTACGGTCAGCCACTCCGCAATTTCTGGCCGTCAACGTCCTAAATCCCCCGATAATTGCCGCCAGTAACAACATATCAGTAGTGATTTTCACTATTTTCATAAGACTTCCGTTATTTTTTCAGACCATATCCTACCCAAGGTGGAGGGAACTCTAAAATTGAGATCTCTTCCACTTTCCCCAAGCTATTGTTAGCCCCAGGTGACCGGAGTAGCAGTTCTGTTTAGTGAGCGCAGGGCGGTTTTCCACGGGGACGCTCTTTTAGTCAGTACCCTTGCTAAGTCTGACCCGCATCCAGTAGGTGTACCTGGAGCGTTATCTTCCACGCTTTTCTGATGGGCAGGGACGTAAACCCCTCACAAACTCACAGCGCATCAGGCTGGACAACAAGCAATAAAAAACCGATTGATACTGCCCCCGGTGCAAACCCCTCTTTTAACGAAAACATTCGCACAAGGGGCAGGGACAGTTCAATCGGCTTTCATCAGTTTGCACGCTGACAGTGAAATTCTGCCACACAAATTATTTTTGTCAAGTCTATTGACATCCTGTCTTACCGTGTCTAGCATTGCAATCACTGGGTGTGACCCAGCAATCAACAAGAGAGAAGCATGAACAAGATCACGGATTACACCTATGAACCTTGTAAAGACGAAGTGGCAAGGAAGGCCCTTAAAAGCGGCATCACGCCTAAAAAGTGTGAGCAAAAGACACTTCACCAGCTAAACAAGATGTTTGAGAACGCTGGCATTGACCGCCAGGACATGCAGGGTTTGTTTTCACGCTGGGGAATCTTCTCAGCTAGGGCATTGCAAGTTCACATTCGGGCTGAACAGCGTAGAAAAGAAACCGAATCATTTATACCGGAGTTATAAGATGTCAGAAACACTTCAAGCAATCATCAAAGAACGCACTGCACATGCTCTGGTTTTGAGAGATATGAGCAAAGTTGCAAAGTCTGATGAAGAACGGAATGCCCTTATTTGTGGCTATGTTCTTATCGAAACATCTATCAACAAAATGAAAGAGATGAGCGGCAATGGATATGTCTACGCTTAAAAAAATCATTAGCAGCGCGGACTTTAAAGCCCGTCAAGAGTGGGAAGAAGACAACACAATTGTTGAGATCCTTGATAACCGTTTGGTCATTGAAGAAATCTTGTACACACTTTGTACAGATCCTATTAAAGCTAAGTTTTTACTAGAACAACACATAGATCATTGCTGGCAAGAACACAAATCATTATTGGGGCAAGAACAATGAAATTACTAGAAAAAGTAGGTGCTTGGGTCATTGATGGCGGCTGGGCATGGTTTTTAATTGTTGCTATCAGCGCCATGTCGCTTCGATATGTTGCAACAAGTGAAGAAATGGTATCTATCAATAGCAACTCTTTTGAATGCACGGCAACTGACGCTGTTGGCATAAAAGCCCGTTGCACTCAATACACCATGAAGCAATTGAACCTAAGCCTTGCCAATGAACGGTAGGATTGGAGAAGATCTACAGCGCCTTTGTGATTATTCTAAAAAAGTCATAGAGGCCAAAGGATGGGTTTTCCATAAATCCAGCTTCATCCAAGGTGTCAGGGAAGCCGAAAAGTTTCACAACGTAATGTCGCCTATAGGCTACAAAGAAGAAGAGAAAAAATAACAATTCGGGGATCGTCTAGCGGTAGGACTACGGACTCTGACTCCGTCAACTGAGGTTCAAATCCTTATCCCCGAACCAATTTGGAGAAAATCATGAATGATGATGATCTAGATAGCCCTAACATTCGCATACCAGAGTGTCCTGTATGCGCCAATCCGGTGTTCTGGCATGACCATGCGTGGCATTGTGAGTTCTGTAATTATCCGAATGCTTGTTAATTTGGAGTAAGAAAGATGAATATGGGAGATAAAAGTTTAAGCCCTGTGATGAGTCCAGATGAGACGAGGGATTTCTTCGCCATCATATCAGGGGGCCTCATGCGGGAGTTGGAGGCTATGGAACCAGAAGAACGTGAAAAAGCTATGGATGCCTTGGAAGCGCGAGGGGTTAGGTTTAAGGGGAGGAAGAAAGATGACAACTAACACCCTCTGCCCACGATGCGGCAAAACAAACCCAGCAGATGTACACACTTGTACACCGAAAGAGGTTATGGAACAAGCACTTAAAGAACAAGATCAATCAACTGACTCTAATCCTATTGGCTATTTACTATGGGATGCAGGGCTTGGCTGGTGGGAGTTTGTTGAAGAAGAGCCAGTAGACTATTACGACTATAAAGCTGTGTATGCATCGCCAAAAGCCGAGCCAGCAAGAAAGCCGATGACGGAGGAGGAGATAGACGAAGAGATTGCAACGAATGAGCATTATTGCGAAAGATCGTTTGCAGAAGGCGTCCGGTTTGCAGAAAAGCACCACGGGATAGGAGGGGATGATGAGTAACGCAACCGAACTGCTGAGACGGGCGCTTAATGCTTTGGAGTTTTGGTATCCGACACTTGAGCCAGAAAGTGAGCCGCTGCTTAGAGACATCCGCGCTTACCTCACCGCCGAGCCAGAAGCGGAGCCTGTGGCGTGGACAAACCCAGAAGAATTAGGCGCATTAAAGGATGAAGTGTCTTGCTATATGTATGCAGAACCATTGTGGGGGAATAAAGATATCCCCCTATACACCAGACCCTCGCCAGCAAGGAAGCCGATGACGGAGGAGGAGATTGATTCTAAATTTGAATTGGACGGGTCTATGTTTTCTTCATACACAGCTTTCAAACAAGGTGTCCGATTGGCTGAGAAGCAGCATGGAATAGGAGGGGATGATGGGAACTAAACACAAACACTACGATGTAATCGTCGCGTGGGCAAATGGTGAGGAGATTCAATACGAACACAAAGGAAGTTGGATAGATATCAATGAGCCTGATTGGTACGAAACTGTGAACTACCGCATCAAACCCAAGCGCGTGAAGAAAGAGGGGTGGGTGAATGTTTATAAAGATGACGACTACGCAATTATTCATGACACAAAAGAAAGCGCAGACAAAAACGAAGGTATTGGAAGAGTAGCCTGCGTCCGCGTCGAATGGGAGGAGGAAGAATGAACGACAAAGAACTCCTTACCCTAGCTGCGAAAGCGGCAGGGTATAACCTAGAAGAGCATTACGATGATGACCAGTACTATCCATGGTGCGCTGAGACTGATGCTTTCTGGAATCCTTTACTCGACGATGGCGATGCTCTGCGCCTTGCGGTGAAGTTAAATATGGGGATCAGCATACCAATCCATCAAACAATCAAGGCTGATGTAATTTGCTTCAGCGATTCTAGAGTAAACATTAGAGAAGAAGGAGACGACCCCTACGCCGCAACCCGTAGAGCCATAGTTCGTGCAGCCGCAGTTATAGGTCAGGAGATGCCGTGATGCTTACACAAGAGAAAGTAAAAGAGCTTTTTTCATACGACCCCAATACTGGTGAAGTACGCAGGGAGGAATCGTAGCCCAACGGCTACAAAACATAACGTCTCAAAACATGAACCTTATGAGACACAAACCATTTTATGAGCAGCAACCAAAATGACGCCTTACGTTGCATTTAATGAAACAAACGGGTTTTTTTATGTTGCAGTAATGTCTAAAGGAACATTGCATTTACAGAAACTAACAGAAAAAGAGATTAGAGAACTTTTGGATGAATTGAGAACGCTTATACTTTTTCACAAGGCATTGAACAAATGAAAGTAGAATTTATTGATCACATGGGCAACGACATTTCTATCGTCAATGCCGCCAGGTGCAGTTTCCACAAAGTGTCTTCCTACGATGAGAACGGAAACATCTTAGAAGCGGATGTTAAGTTGATTAACTATCTTGCATCACACGGACATTGGACGCCCTTTACACACGCTTCAGCGTCATTCAGGGTGACTATGCCGATCTATGTGGCCCGACAGTTAGCTAAACACCAAATCGGTGGATCAGTAAACGAAATCAGTAGGCGCTATGTAGATTATGGCATCACCCTTGATGTCCCTACTGAATGGAGAAAACGTGCTGAAAATGTAAAACAAGGGTCAGCCAGTGATTTAATCCCCATGGACACATCTATGAGAAGTTTCATTGAAAAAACAATGAGTACATGCCTTCAGCTATATGATGATCTTTTGTTGTCAGGGGTCTGTCCTGAGCAAGCTAGGGCAGTCCTGCCGATTTGCACTGAGACTACTTGGGTGTGGACCGGATCAGTGGCTTTATTCGCTAGGGTCTGTAATCAGCGTCTTGCTCCTTATGCCCAAAAAGAGACAGCGGATGTCGCTAGAGAAATTGACGCATACATGGTAAAACTCTTTCCAGTTAGTTGGAAGGCGTTAAGGAGCGGCCATGTCTAAGAAAGAAACAAAGTCCATCAGTGTTCGTATGCCTCTAAAGCTTTATGAGCGGGTAGAGGCGCTTGCAGAAAGAGAATACATCTCTATTTCTGGCTTTATTTTTAATTGTCTTGATAAACATATGCGCTATCGGAAGGTAAACCGTGATGACATTGATCTCCCAAGCATTGAAGAACTGGTTGAGTCCAAAGAGCAAAATGCTGACGGACGATGAGTTCGATCCATTTTTGGACTGGTTCTTTCAAAAGATTGCTGAAAAGGATCTGTCATCAGATCAGTCAGATGAACTGGCAACTATGCTGACAGCCCTGCTATCTCACGTTGCTATGGAATATTGGGATGAGCCTGAAAGAATGGCAACTGTAGTGTCTGATGCCATAAAAATGAACATTCAGCTAAACAACAAAGAGACAAACCAACATCTTCACTGATACAATTAGTCTTCATTGTTCACTCAGCCAGCCCTCTCTCCTGGCGATCCTTTGCCCCAGCACCCCACTGGGGCTTTTTTTTTCTCAGGGGTATTGACATCTAGACCCCACACACTATCATTGTCCTACACGGTGTTACCGTGCAAACAACGGGGAGACTATGGACTTAGCATTACCAGAAAGGCGACTGATCGGCGCGATCATTGAATCCGCTGTGCAAGAAGCAAAAACATGCCCTTATTACGGAGTCGATGCGGCAGCATTTCTAATCAGCAATCAAGTAGATCACTATCTATCGTTGCTGGATATGGACCCACAAGTGTTCAAGGAGGGACTGATAAAAAACGCTAACAATCAAATTTATGGTGAGTTAAGCAATGATGCTAAAAGCAGAAGATTACTTAGGATCAACATTGAGAAGGCTAAAGCACTATATGACTAAAAAACAGCTAGAGAAAGAATACAAAGATATCTGTGACGCCATTGAGAATTTGGAAGACCTGCTAGACAAGGCTATTGCACAGAAATACGCCATCGAACAATCACTAGACCATGAGGAAGACAATGACCATTTATAAGAAACTGAATGAGGCCCGTTCCAAGTTCCACAAGATGAAGCTTGAGAAGACTGGCCACAACAAATTCGCTGGGTACAAATATTTTGAACTGGGTGACTTCTTGGTCCCTGCACTTCAGATCTTTGATGAAGTAGGTCTGTGTGCGTTTGTTTCCTTCACTGATGAAGAAGCATTGATGCAGATCCATGAGACAGAAGGTGATGGAGTCATCTTCATTACTTCACCTATGGCAGAGGCTCCCCTTAAAGGCACACACCCTATTCAGCAGGTCGGTGCTTGCCAAACATACTCTAGGCGCTACCTGTGGGTGGCTGCACTAGAGATCGTCGAACATGACGCCTTAGAGGCGGTTACAGCAAGTCCTGCTGGCGTAGATATTGATGCGTTAGTAGGTAAATGGAAACAGGAATTGGAAGCCTGTTTGTCAATAGAAGAATTGAGAAGCAAAACGAAGGAAGGTGTTGCTCTACTCAAGAAAACCAACCCAGATGCTGCCGATAAGCTGAAGGGTATCGCAGTTGAAATTTCTAACAACATGGAGAAAAAGTAATATGCCTGCAAAAAAGATAAAGGACGCCGCAGTAGTCGTCCGTGAATATCAGGATCGTAATGGTCAGGCCAAAAAGCAATGGGCAACAGTAGGCTCACTGATTCAGTTTGACGATGGTGGCACTGTGCTGATGTTGGACAAGTCATTTAATCCAGCAGGTGTGCCTGGGGATGCTTGCCGTATTTCTTTCTTTGATCCTAAGGCTCCAGGTGCATCAGCGCCAGTTAAGGAAGTATCGGAAGATCTACCATTCTAATGATACGGGCCAAGGACGGCCCCCCCCCTAGGAGAAAAAAATGACAGCAGTAGCTACGATTATTGTTGTGATGTTTGGGCTTGGATTACTAACAATGATGGCAACACCAGCCTTTGTGATCTGTTTACTGGGAACGGTTTGGTCTTTAGCTGAAAACCATCAGGAAGCCTTCATGCCGTTTGTCATGGGAATGATTGTCTTTGGCGTTTTGTCTTGCTTTAACCGTCCGGTTTATTGGTAACAATATGATTAGTTATGACATGTCCAATGAGGATTATCACAATTCAGTAGGGATCAGTAAGTCAGGACTGGATCTGATTGCTGTATCACCTGCTCACTTCGATGCCTCATTCAGATACAAGCGTAAGTCAATTCCGGCATTCTTGATTGGCAGTGCTGCTCACTGTGCAATTCTTGAAGCCAATGAATTTGATGACCGCTATGGCGTCTTGGATGCTGATAAGCGTACAAAAGCGGGTAAAGAAGCCCATGAGTACTTTAAGCAATCAGGCAAAGAGTCACTGACTCCTTTTGAGTACGACATGGTGATGAACATGCAGAAATCTGTATGGACCCACCCCCTAGCAAAAAGTCTGCTTCAAAACGGTGATCCAGAAGTGTCTTGCCTTGAAAAACGCAATGGAGTTCACGTTCGTGCTAGGGCTGACTATCTGCGTAAAGATGGAATCATTGTTGATCTCAAGACAACGCAATCAGCCAGTGAAAATGAATTCTCTAACTCAGTAGCAAAGTTCAATTATCACCGTCAAGCAGCCTGGTACATGGATTTGTATAGATTGGCTGGCATGGATATCGATAACTTTTACTTTATCTGTGTTGAGAAAGAACCACCTTACGCTGTAGCGGTTTATGAACTAGACGCTTTTAGCATTCAAAAAGGAAGTGATGAATGCATTCAACTTTTAAACATTTACAAAGACTGTTTGGAAAAGGACCACTGGCCTGCCTATTCGCAGGAAATAAAAACAATCAAGTTACCAGCATGGAGATGAGGATGGATAGAGAACTAGAGATCCTAATATACAAATATATCGACGCTAAGTTCGATGATTTTAAAATCAAAGCTAACAAGGAAATCACAAAATCTGTTGATGGAATCAATGAAAACATTGAAACCTTAAAGAACATTGAAAAAGTTAAAAGGGACGTTAAATCACTAAAAGGAATTTGTGAAGAACTGATTGATAAACACTCTTTTTTGACTGAAGTATCGTTTATAGCCCGTCAGCGTGGAACCGCTAAAGAAATCATAAAAGTGAATCATGAATTGATACAATCAATGAGTTTTAATGGAGATTGGTTCTCTAAAAGAAACAGTCTGCCCCTGAACAAACTTTATGAAATGTATAAAAATGGAGTTCAGTCGGACAATGAACAATGAACATGGAACTCCTGATCTTATTTGCAGTACTTATTGCATCTCTTACAACCGTAGACATTTAAAGTACGTCCCAGTTGGTGAGATTAAAGTATCTAGAGGCGATAGATTTTCTATCACTCTGGAGGAGCAGTTATTGCCTGAAGGAACCAAAACCCTTTACATAGAGAGAACTTATGAACGATCAGGACTTTGAAGCCGCATGGTGGGGCAACTGCGCCAACACCTATTCTGAAGACACTAAGCAACTCACCTATGCCCATAGAATGGGTTTAGTTAACACCCCAATTGGCGGTCATTGGCCTGTCTATGATTTGCAAGGAAAATCAATTATGGACATTGGTGGTGGCCCATCATCACTTCTGTTGAAGTGCATCAACGGTAATGATCTGGTGGTGCTAGATCCTTGTGATTATCCTAGTTGGGTTAATCAAAGATATATTGAAGCTGATATTGATTGGATTCAGCAGCCTGGAGACATTTATGTAGGTGATGACTTTGATGAAGTCTGGATTTATAATTGCTTACAGCATACTGATGACCCAAAAGCCATCATAGAAAACGCATGGGATCATGCACCTCTCATCAGGATCTTTGAATGGATTGATGTACCCGTACATCCAGGCCACCCTAGCGAACTCAAAGAACATCTGCTCAATGAGTGGCTAGGTGGTGTCGGAACGGTTGAAGAGGTTAATGAGAACAGTGCGGTTGGGAAGGCTTATTATGGCGTGTTTACTGCCAAATAGCATCCGTAGCTTCTAGGCTGTACCAGCCTTTATGGTCAAGGGCTTTAACCTGTTTAAAGATCTTATCCATTTGTGACCCTACATTCTGGAGGCTGTACTTAGCCCTTGCTTCACTTGCGATAGCACGGCGGTTCAGTCCTCCAGCCATCTTTACTGCTTCCAAATAGTCTCCAAGAGTCTTACAGCGGAATCCGTTGTAGCCATGAGAAACAGTTTCTGTGAACGCACCATAGTCACTGGCAATCAATGGCGTACCACACAGCATTCCTTCCACACCAGCGCCACCAAATGGTTCAGTGTAGATTGTGGGCATTAACATGGCGTAAGCGCCCCTTAGAAGCTCACTACGGGCTTTTCCAGTGACAGGCCCCTGGTAGGTTAGGTTAGGAATATCGTCGCTTAGAAACAGTTCTGGTTCGCCTGCTCCAACCATGATGACGGGCATATCTACATTGGCAGCAATTTCCTTAACTATTTGAAGACCTTTGCATTCAATGACGCGACCAAAGTAAAGCAAGTATTTACCGGCGTCATAAGAAGGCTCCCAATCATCAATGTCATATCCCATAGGACACACCCATTCATAATTCTTGCCGTTTCTATTTTCTTTCCCCTGATGATAATGCCACCAAGCATAAGTTTCATAGACACGAAGATCAAAGAAACAACTGGGGTAGCCAATGCCTATCTCAACGTGATAAGCCTGTGGAAGAAGGTCTTTCAGATAACCGTGAGTATGGCCAAAGGGATGACAAACAATGTCTCCCTTTTTAACCCTTTTCAAAAGTTCTGGATTTAACTTTTCGCAAAAGGCGCGATAAATATCTGAGTCAGTTGATGCTTCCCCATGAGGCGGGGCCGCTTTCATTTTAGCCTGTAACGGTAAGAACTCTTCTTCAGACAGGATCTGAACGTGTTCATCAGATTCGGCTTCAGTGCCTTCGTTACTGTATTCAATGACTTCATAGCCAAAGGGACGCATCATTTTACCGAAACGGATAACACGACCAGTGAACGCACAATGGCTGAAAGATGCTTTAGGGACTGTGTGAAACAGCCCTAGAAGGTGCAAAGTTGTCATAGCTATCTCCCTGAATAGTTTTGACGTTAACGCTGAATGTGATCTTGATTGATGTAATGATCAGGATCTTGTGGCTTGATCTGGCCTAATGCCAGCTTAAGTGATTGTACCTCAGCTTCAAGGGAGGCGCATTTGTGTTTATAAAACGCTGCTTCCCTGGCAATGCCGTTAACAATATCGCCAATGTATTCGTTGTGTTCTTTTTCCATGCCTTTCCCTTTAAGCAATTGTTGGTATTTTGATGTAACCGCCGCCTGGATATCTTATTTGAATATAACCAGAAATGGGAACATCTCCTGAAGGCGTATAATAACCAAGGCAAACATTATTATCAAATTCTACAAAACCAGAACCTTTTGTTTGAAATTTAATTCCAATATCTGTTGCTCCACCAGTTGATTTAACTATATATTGACTGTTGCTTTGAGTATATAAGCTTAAACCACCAGAGTTTTTAGGAGCAATGACAATATCAACATCTGTTCCAGATCCTTCCGCAGCAAATCCAGGGGTATATCCAGAACTTGAATATGCAGTTACATAATTTGCTTGCTGACTACCAAATCTTATTCCACCAATTCCTTTAGGAGAAAGATTCAAAAATACATCAGACGAAGATCCTTCAACAGTCAAAGTTGCAGAAGCTCCAGAATCACCTCTTGCAACAAGCCATGATTGATATGGAGTACTGGTTAACGGACCATAACATCTAAGTGATTCTTTTCCGTTAATACCGCCAAGCGAAATATATCCAGGGTTATTTGTTGTAAGATTTGGTGGAAATACACCAATCATATATTTTTTCTGACCAGGGCCATATTCACCAGCACCAATAAAAATCGGCCTTGATGTTGTCATGTCCCTTATGATGATATTCCAGTTAGCCCCAGATGCAGATCCACTAATGCTGGTTACATTAACAGTGATTGAATTTGCGCCGACACTGGTAATAACGCCATCCATATAGTTGGTGTTATATTGAGCAACTACTCCATAATAGACCCTAACCGTTTGAGTTGCCGCAAAAACAGTTCCAGCGGTGGGCGTTGTTGCAAATGTTTTTGAACCATATCCTATTGAGGTTGATGTGTTGCTGTAAATATAAATCCAAGAACCACCTGATTCAATCGTATAGCATTTGCCTTCGCCATTTTGCTCAGAAGCAAGACCTAATATGTTAAGGGCTTCTTCATAATTACCTTGAAGCGTTTCAGCGCGATAACAAACAATCTGATTGTTGATGTTTGTACGCCAGCAGAAAGGAACGCCACTGTTGTTTCCAAGGTTGCTAGGAACTGTATATGTGCCTGGGTTAACAAAAGCTACCGTACTGGATATATCAGTATTGTTAACTGCAACAAAAGGATCAGATCCAAACAAAGGAATAAATGGATCACCAGAAACAAAAGTAATTGTTGTATATGATCCATTCCATACAGTGTTACATATACCAGTTCCAGTCGTATAAACATAAGTAAAGGCTTCAGTGTAATTTCCTGTAAAAGAAACTGATGCCCCATTTACTTCTGTAACAGTTAATTGATTTGAATTAACTACACTTAAAACCTTAAATGTTTTATTTAGGAAATAAAAATTGTTGCCAACAAAAGTTGTAACTCTACCTGTTCCAGTAAAATAAAGTGCGCTAGTATTAGCGTAAAAAGTTGTACCAACTGTATTGGATGGCGATCCAAAAAGAGTAAAGTTAGATGTTCCAACAGAAGTAATGGTATAACGTTGACCAACCAGCATGAAGTTTTGGTCAAACCCATTATTATCACCAGAAGTACCAGTGTTTCTATTGATTATGTTAGTGCCAGCAACACAAGTTGCATACCCAGTACATGCTGTACTATATAAAGTTGATTCAATTGCATTTTGATATTTTGTTGGAGTATGAATTAACCAGTTTGCCGCTCCATCACAATCCAAAAGAATTCCATTAGGTTGTGCAATTGTGCCACCGCCAACAAGAATACCGCCTTGACCGCCGCCATTTACGGGCGCATTAAGACCACCAGCAACAAGAACACCAGACCTGCCGCCACCCTCAGCAGGGACAATTGTCCAATTACTATAAGTACCAATGCCAGCAAAATTGTCAGCATAAATGACTAATGTTGTTCCGCTAAAAGAAGTAATAGTTCCTTCAATAAAATTAGACGCATTGTAAATTGCTCTAACCCTTTGATTAACAACAAAAGGAGAGGACGTATTAGCTACGCTTGTAGTGAATGTGACTGATTGAAAATAAATCCCAGTTAAAACAGGAATTGTATTTGATGTTGCTGAAGTAACAATTACAGCGCCAGTCCCAGAAGGTCCTTGAGGTCCTGTAGGTCCTGAGACTCCAGGTACGCCAGCAGCAGAAACTAACCAAACAGAATACGTTCCAGATCCATATATGGTGTCTACTGTAATATTTAGAGTGTTAGCGCCAAATGAGGTGATATTTCCCTCAATCCAATTGCTTGAGGTATTTGATATACGAACTCTCATTCCATTAGCAAAAGCTGTTTGGGATTGAGATTGAACGGTAATAAAAGTTAATGGGCCATATCCAATAGTATTGGATGTTAGAGAAGTAAGCCCATAGTAACCAAGTCCAGTAGCACCAGCAGGTCCAGTAACACCAGTAGCACCAATAACGCCTTGAATACCCTGAACACCCTGTACCCCTTGAATACCTTGTACGCCAGTAGGACCTTGTGGACCTTGTGAACCGCTTGGACCCTGCAAGCCAGTAGGACCAGTTGATCCATAAACACCAGCGACACCCGTTGATCCAGTTGCGCCTATGCCTGTAGCACCCGTAGGACCCTGAATACCAGTGTTTCCGGTCAATCCGGTTGGTCCTGTGGTTCCTTGAAGACCAGTTACACCCGTTGAACCTTGTGAGCCAGTAACACCTGTTGCGCCAATAGGTCCTGTTAAGCCAGTAGATCCGGCAATTCCTTGCGGACCAGTTGATCCAGTTATGCCAGTAGCGCCTTGAGTACCAGTTAAACCTGTAGGTCCAGTTGTACCTTGAGGACCCGTTATTCCCGTAGGGCCAACAGGACCCGTTGATCCTGTATTACCAATAACGCCAGTAGGGCCAGTAGATCCTTGAAGACCAGTAGATCCTTGTGATCCCGTTAAACCTGTTGAACCCGTTACACCTGTTGCTCCGTTAGCTCCAGTTGGGCCAGCAACTCCAGTAGGGCCTGTCGTACCTTGGGGACCAGTAGGCCCGACGATAGGCCCACTATTGATCCAAGATGTTCCGTTCCAAATATATAAATCACCGTCAGCCTGAACAATGTAAGCATCGTTAACAGCATTTCCTGTGGAAGGAAGCGCACTTGTTGTCGCAACAGATCCTTTGAAATTAATGCTTGTGCCTTGAAGGCCAGTGGCTCCAATAGGTCCAGTAGCACCTGTAGGTCCTCTAAGCCCAGTAGGCCCAGTAATCCCCTGCAGTCCTGTGGAACCAGTGATGCCTGTAGGCCCAGCAATACCCGTGGGTCCAGTAGTTCCTTGAGGCCCAGTAACACCTGTCACGCCTTGAGGGCCAGTTGAACCCATAGCGCCAATCAATCCTGTAGGACCTGTTGTGCCTTGTGAGCCAGTAATGCCAGTGGGGCCAATTAAACCAGTGGGACCTTGAATTCCAGTAGGTCCGGTTGAACCCCGTACTCCAGTAGCGCCAGTAGCGCCTTGAACACCAGTAGCGCCATCTTGACCGTTTAAACCATTAATGCCAGTAGCGCCAGTCATTCCATAACCAGAAGGGCCTATCAAGCCGGTAGCGCCTTTCGGACCAACTAAACCTTGAACACCGCTTGCTCCGGTTATTCCCGTAGCGCCAATTAATCCTGTAGATCCTTGGATGCCTTGATGCCCCATTGGTCCTGTAGGGCCAGATGATCCCACCGGCCCAATAACACCTTGTTCACCTTGAACGCCCTGAATACCTCTTTGACCCTGAATACCTTGTTCGCCTTGAACGCCTTGTGGGCCATTAAGACCCTGGGGGCCAGTTGGACCAACATTGCCCGCTCTACCTTGAGGGCCAGTAGGGCCTATTGCACCAGTAGCGCCAACAGGACCTGTAGATCCATTTCTGCCAACAAGACCAGTAGCACCAGTAGGACCAGTAGCGCCAGTTATTTGTCCAAGATTAATCCACTCAGAACCATTCCAAACGTAAACATCATTACTGCTTAAAACAAGCCATGCGTCATTTGTTTGAGGATCAACAGGAAGATTGGCATAAAAAGGAACATCGCCTTTAAAGTTAATACCTGTGCCTTGAGGTCCAGTAGCACCCGTAGCACCAGGAGCGCCCTGAAGAATCGGGCCTAACTCAACTAGGAGTTCAGGGGTCGTAGTAATAACTTCTATCTTAGCCATGATTATCCTTTATGAAGTCTGGGCGACCCAAGGTAGTGGAAGCGTGATGATGGGTGGATTAACCTGAGCCTCAATCTTAGCGTCAATTTTAGCGTAAATGTCAGCTAACTGCTCAGGCCCTAAATAATCCTGTGTCCATTGAATGATCTCAGCTTCTGTAAGTTGATCATAAGGAGTGTAGTCTGGCTTGTCAGGATTTACAGAAAATTCTGCTATTGCGTACTCATTGCCAAAGTTACCAGCCTCATCAGTTCCAGTGCAAATCCAATGAGAAATGACAACGTAGTCAGTCAAATCACCAACTTGTGGAATAGAATCTAATTGATTGATAGACCAAACGTATGAATTAGCCATTAAGGACTCTCAATTTTAGGTGCTGCAAAAATATCGGCTACAGGATCATAGATACAACCAATGCCAGCATATATTTTTCTGAAATTGTTGTTATAGCTTGTCTGCTTCCAAATGGTGTCATCACCGTAATGTGCTTTGCAAAAATCAACACCCAATGATTCAGATTCTGGAAAATCTAAATTTCCTACTTCATTGTTATGTATCACAATGACTTGTAGTACTACATTGTTTTCATCAAGCTGCGCGAAGTGAGCCATAGTCTTCAAAAATATATTGATTTATAACGTGACACTTTTTAACTAAATTCTTTGGTAATTTTAAGGTTTTTTCCAACTCACTCAAAGTAGGTCTAATATCGTGCTGCCCAAGCATTCCATAGACAAAATCGTTTTCTGGGTATTCTTGTGTGATTGATTCAAAATCATGTTCAAATCTAGGCAGCTTCAAGAAATCATAAATGCCATTCATCGTTGTGGATGGCTCATAAACAATATCTTTGTAGTTCACAAAATGAAACCAATTAGTATCCAACGATTTTGCATTGATTACACCGGCAAGAGATCTCATAATGGGTTCCGACCCTTCCTCCAATAAGCCAGTAAATAGATCACTTTTCCATCCATTTTTTTTTCTAAGCTGTGCCATTGACACTAAAATTTCATCAATGGGCCTAAGCAAAACAAGGATCTTTGGATCTTTGGTTACATGCTTTTGAATCAAATCCAAGTTGACTGGTAAAGTCCATGATCTACATTTATCAACAACAAAGCTCTTCTTTGTGTGTTTGTAGTAAGTTTCTGGAATTGACCTAATGAGATCATCAATGGCATCTGTTCTGTTGTTAGCCCGTATTTGCTCAGACGCAGGGTTATGACAAGAAACGTGCATGTCCCACATCAATTGGCAAACAGGAGAATTTCCTGGGGCATGGATATCTTTATTCTGCGACAAAATTGCCGATAACAAAGTAGATCCTGTTCTTGGCAATCCACTTAAAAATATAAATTGCTTATCCATTAGAAAGTTATGCTTCCTGATCCCGTCCATCTATAAACTTTAAATCCACCGGTATTGATATATGATGGCGACCCTGTTGTGGATGCCGCATCAGGATAAGTATTAGCGTAGCGAAGCGCGACAAAACCACCGCCCCCGTTTCCACCGTTTGTTCTAGTGAACGTGTTTTGGTCTGTTGCGCCACCACCGCCACCGCCTGATCCTGAGCCTGTTGCAGATGCCCCACTGTTGCTACCAAAACCGCCTGAGCCAGCGCCACCGGAACCGGTGCCAGGAACGCCAACAATCGCACCGAATCGATATGCGCCGCCACCACCACCATAACAAGAAGTTATTGTTGTCCCGGTCCATGTGAAGGAAGTCCCCGCTCCACCATTACCACCATTTGCCCCTGAAGCAGCGCTTCCAACAGCACTTGAGCCGCCGCCACCACCCATTCCTTTTGCGGAAAACGAACCAACGCCAGCACCCCCTGAATTGCCTTGCCCAGATGTGCCAGTACCGGCGGCAAAATACCCGCCACCACCGCCTGAACCCCCAGTACTGGCCCTTTTGTTAGAGGATACTGCCCACCAGTTTAGTTCCCCATGACCGCCACCGGTCGATACATAGGAGGCGAAACTAGAATTAGTGCCGTTGCTCGCATCGGTATTTGTTCCACTATAGCTCCCTCCACCGCCCCCTCCAACGGTAATGGAATAAGGAGTTCCAGAAGTTATCGCTACCGCACTGCTGACTAAATAGCCACCAGCACCACCAGCCCCACCACCGGAAAAATAACCACCACCACCACCACCGCCTCCAGCGACTATTGTAAGATCGACGGTTGGGGTTGCTGGAAGCGCAGAAGAACGCGCAGCTAAAAACATTTGCATAATTCCGGTCATTAGGTCAAGCCACCACCTGAGATTACGAATGTAGGAGTAGCACCGCCAACAATACAAAGCAAAGTGCAGACACCTCTTTGTGCAAGCGTTCTATTACCTGTCGTTGCCGTTCCAGCAAGATACATAGTCACACTTGTTCCCTGAGTAATTGTCTGACTTGCTGCAGAATTGTTGTAAATAGTAACGGCATCACCAGCAGAAAATACAGAAATGTTAACAGTCACACCACCAGTAGTAATTGAAATATGTTTTCCAACATCCGTAACAGCAAGAACATAAGCGGCTGTCTGTGAGTTTTGTGGAAGATTTAGATAACCAACTTTATTTGTTCCATCTGCCGTACAGCTAGACAGATTTCCTGATGCTGGAGTACCTAAAGCAGGAGCAATAAATGTTGGCCCAGAAACCAATGCAAGCACAGTGCCTGATCCGCTAGTTGTATAGCTTGTACCCCAAGGTCCAGTGACACTGACTGAGTTTGCAATACCAGCGCCAGGATAAACAGTTGGCCCTGTTGGTCCCGTGGTTCCCTGAAGGCCGGTTGGCCCCGTGGAGCCAACAGCGCCAGCATCCGTTATATTCCAAGATGTAAAAGTACCGGAACCACCCGTGTAATCAACAGTAACAACTAAAGACGTTGTTGAAAACGAAGTAATGCTACCTTCCATGAAGTTAGAAGGCGTAACCGTATAAGCTATACGAACACGATTACCAACAGTAAATGCCGTTGCCGTTGCTGCAAGGTTTGTTGTAAATGTTTTTGAGCCAGTACCAATCAGGGTAGATGTAGCTGAAGTTAGCCCTGAATAGCCTAAACCTGTTGGTCCAGTTGTACCCTGTAAGCCAGTAGGTCCAGTAGTACCCTGTAATCCAGTCGGACCCGTGGTTCCTTGTAGTCCTGTAGGCCCTGTTGTGCCTTGAAGTCCGGTAGGGCCAGTGGTCCCTTGCAGTCCCGTAGGTCCAGTTGTGCCTTGTAAGCCCGTTGGTCCCATAGTTCCTTGTAATCCAGTTGGACCAGTAGTGCCTTGAAGTCCGGTAGGGCCTGTAGATCCAACTGCGCCAGAACTAGTTATATTCCATGAAGCAAACGTACCAGATCCACCCGTGTAATCAACATTGACAATAAGTGATGTCGTTGAAAACGAAGTAATGCTACCCTCCATATAATTAGAAGGTGTAATTGGATATGAAATACGAACACGATCACCAACGGTAAATGCTGTTGCCGTTGCAGCCAAATTTGTCGTAAAGGTTTTTGAACCTGTTCCAATCAAAGTTGATGTAGCGGATGTCAATCCTGAATAGCCTAGACCTGTCGGGCCAGTGATTCCTTGTAATCCAGTGGGTCCTGTAGATCCTTGGAGTCCAGTAGGACCCGTAGAACCTTGTAATCCTGTAGGTCCAGTGGTCCCTTGAAGGCCAGTCGGACCTGTCGTACCTTGCAATCCAGTAGGACCAGTAATTCCTTGAATACCAGTAGGTCCGGTCGTGCCTTGAAGACCAGTTGGACCCTGAATGCCCGTTGGTCCTGTTGTACCCTGAACACCTGTTGGACCAGTAGATCCCGTTAAACCTGTAGGTCCAGTTGGGCCAAGTTGGGTATAAAGAACTTGGGTGGCGGTGACAATAACGCCAGGTGTTACAGGAACAGTTGGTCCAGTTTGTGCGGCAAAAGTAGCAATTGAAATGCCAGTATTATTTACAGCCCAAATAAGCTCAACGTAATCACCAGCATTTAATTTCAGAACATAGTTAATGGCAGCAATTAATTCGCCATTGGTAGAACCGTTTTTAGCAGGAATCCAGTAAACACTATTGCTATCGGCAACATCAACGCCATTGACCCTGATCCAAACATCAGCATTGTAATTGGCGTTTCCGGTGCTTGTGTTTTGGAACTGAATGCTGTACTGAATATTGTATACGCCAGCATAAGTAAAGCTGACCCTTGTGCCAGAAACAATGCTTACGCCATTACTATTAGGATCTGTATTTCCTATGTTTATAGCATAAGCAACCGTTGTACTGGCAGCCGTCTGATTCGTTATGTCATAGAACGAACCCCAGTAACCATTAGCGCCACCCGCACCAGCGGCTCCAGTTGCACCCGTTGCGCCTACGCCTGTAGGACCAGTGGTTCCCTGAAGTCCTGTGGGACCTGTAACGCCAGTTGGGCCTTGAATACCCTGAAGTCCTGTTGGGCCTGTAGTTCCTTGAAGTCCCGTTGGACCCTGAATTCCTGTAGGTCCAGTCGTTCCCTGCAATCCTGTAGGCCCCGTGGTTCCTTGAATACCAGTTGGACCAGTGCTACCCGTCAAACCAGTAGGGCCAGTAGATCCTGTTAAACCCTGAATACCAGTTGGACCTGTGGCTCCTTGTGGACCAGTAGGGCCATCTAAACCTGTTGGTCCAGTTGAACCGGTTATTCCAGTAGGTCCTGTTGTTCCTTGAGGTCCAGTAGGTCCCGTAGTTCCTTGCAATCCTGTAGGCCCCGTGGTTCCTTGAAGTCCCGTTGGACCAGTGCTACCAGTTAAACCCTGGATGCCCGTGGGACCAGTACTGCCTGTCAATCCTTGGATTCCTGTAGGACCAGTAGATCCAGTTAAACCTTGAATACCTGTAGGTCCAGTTGAACCGGTTAATCCAGTAGGCCCTGTTGTTCCTTGTAGCCCAGTTGGACCTTCAACACCAGTCGGTCCTGTGGTTCCCTGTAATCCAGTTGGACCTGTAGACCCTTGTGGACCCTGTATACCAGTCGGTCCTGTAGAACCTTGTGGACCTTGGATACCTGTTGGTCCAGTTGCTCCTTCAAGTCCAGTAGGACCAATTGGGCCAGTTAATCCGGTTGGGCCAGTAATGCCTTGTAGTCCAGTTGCGCCTTGAGGACCAGTAACACCTGTAGGACCTTCGATACCAGTAGGACCAGTAGAACCTTGTGGGCCAACAATAGGGCCAACATTGTTCCACATGGAGCCATTCCAAACATACAAATCGCCATCAGATAAAACGACATATGCATCATTTGGCTGATTCCCAGTCATTGGAAGATCGGCAGGAGTATTGACTGTACCTAAAAGGTTAATGCTGGTTCCTTGAGGTCCCGTAGCGCCGATAGGCCCAGTTGCGCCTGTAGGCCCTTCAATGCCGGTTGGTCCAGTTGAGCCTATGCCGGTTGGTCCAGTAGATCCTTGTGGACCTGTAGATCCTTGAGGACCCTGTATGCCGGTGGGACCAGTTGTACCCTGAAGGCCAGTGGGTCCTGTCGTTCCTTGTAGACCAGTGGGTCCTGTTGTTCCCTGTGGGCCAGTGACTCCTGTAGGGCCAGTAATGCCTTGTAGTCCTGTAGGACCAGTGACACCCGTAGGTCCTGAAATTCCTTGTAGACCAGTGGGTCCTGTGGTTCCTTGAGCGCCAGTAGGGCCTGTCGTACCTTGGGGACCAATGGACCCCGTTGCGCCCTGAGAACCAGTTGGCCCAGTGATTCCCTGCAAACCCGTAGGGCCTGTTGTACCTTGAATACCAGTAGGGCCTTGGATTCCCTGTGGGCCTGTAGCGCCTTCAAGACCTGTTGGGCCTGTCCCACCTTGGGAGCCAGTTGCACCATCAATTCCGGTAGGGCCAGTGGCTCCAGCTAAACCAGTAGGACCAGTAACACCAGTAGCACCATTAAGGCCAGTAGCACCATTAGGACCAGATGGTCCCTGAGGCCCAGTAGCACCAGTAGGCCCCATAGGGCCTTGAAGAATGTTATCTAATTCAATAATGACTTGAGGTCTTTCAACAATCTTTATATCGGCCATTAACCAGCCCTCAAAATCAAAGTTGGCTGTGAATCAGTAATTTCCTTCACTACATTGACTACAAATGTAGGCGAATAGATAACGCTATTGCTGTACTGGAATCTGATATCACAAGACAATGGGCCAAGAGGCCAATCAATGGTCACTGTTGCATCCTTAAAAAGAAGGATTCCCCAGCGGGTATCAGGCAGTGGCTGTAAAGCAAGAGTTACATCTAACTCAGAAATCAAATCGCCATTGTTGCTTTTAAGTTCAGATGTAGCTTCCCACGTTCCGTCAGGCAGCGTTACAAACCCCGCCAGTGAGAATGTAGCGCCACGCTTTACAAATACGGATGGTGTGGGTAAAGCCATATCAGATAGCCAAGTTATAGCCTACAGAAGCCGTCAGCACAGTTGATCCAGCAGCAGTCAGTTTGACACGCCAAGAGGTTGGCAAGAAGTCAGAAACGGCGACATTGGTTGCTGGAGTAATGGCTGGCCCTACTTTTAACACAGTCGTACCAGTTGCGCTAATAGCTGAACCAGTCAGGATCACATACCAAGAATTTGAAGCAATGTCATAAGCTTCAATGCTAGGAGTGATAGACCCAGAAGTGAATGCGCTAACATTAACAATAATTTGTCCATAAGGGAGAGGAGGCTGATTCGTTACAGTCGTTGAGGTAACAGTTGCTGTAATTGCGCGTGACGCGATAAGCGTGTTAGAAAATTGACTCATTGGTGTGCCTATTTATGCTGAAACCATTCGACCAAATGATCGAACCCGACAAATAAAAGTAAGGAGAAAACCATGCCGATCATGAACTTTGCTGACTTGCTCATAGCAGCCAGTTTTTTCAGTTCAACAAGTTCTTCCTTTGTCAGGCCCTGTGAAGTGTCAATGATCTTTAGATCATCATTTGGCACTGTCAGCACCTTTTTGTTTGGTGAAGATTGAAATGGCAGCAGCGACAGATAGGCCCGCGCTAACAATAGCACCTTGAAGTTCAGGCGATACTTTAATGCCAACAGCCATCATTAAATATACGATGCCGCGCCAAGTACTTGCTTCATTTAAAGCAATTCCAAATTTATCGCCCATTAGATTTCTCCAAGAAAGTTTCCAAGTATTTTACAGCAAATCGTAGTCCAACTACGTTATCTCCAAGCATTCCAAGTCCAAGATTACATGACCTGCATAATAACCCACGGACAACTCCAGTGTCATGGCAATGATCTATGCAAATATTTTTTGTAGATCCGCAAATCATGCAAACATTTGGTCCAATCTTTTCTTTAGTAATTCCATATTTTAGCCTTTCTTTACAATGCCTTATTTTTAACTTGTCTCTTGGTCTTTTATTGCGACATTTTCTGCAAGTTTTACGTCTGCCGTCTTTTTTGCCAGTTTTTTCAAACATTCCTAATGGCTTTTCAACAAGACATGTATTGCAGATCTGGGTCATATTTTGGCCAATTGAAAATGCATTCCATCTGGTTTAGTCCAAACGCCGCCCCAGTCAAATCCAGCATCAGTAAAACACTTGACCAGTTCTGGTGTCATGGTTGGCTTCTTGGCAAAACCATTCCAAGCAGCGTTGATGTCAATAGCAATGCCCCAAGAATGCAATGAGGCGCTTGTAGAGCCACGTTTCTTCCTGACATTGAAGCAGCCATCCCATGTTTTTAATTGCCCCACTAGGCCCCTGCTGATGATGTTGTTGAAGGCATGGGTCAATGGCTCAATCATTGCTCTGTTGCAATAGATTTTTTTAGGTATCATTCCAATCTCTAATGATCCTGGAACGTCCCACATCACCATGTACTTTGCTTCATTGGATCGAACTCCAGGATCGCCCCATTTTGCATAGCACTGTTTTGATGTAATCATTTCAGTGTCCTATTGCTGTCAAATAATAACCTTTGCTTCCAGCGCCATATTGAATTTGAACTTGAGATGCTGTTGATCCTGAATAACCAATTCCCATAATTGAAGGGGGTCCATCACCGTTAGCAGAACATACAGACCAACCAAGAGCGGAATTTGGAAAAGCAATTGGATAGGTAGCCGTTATAACTCCAGGTCCAATCCCGCCAGGAGTAAATGTTATAACTCCATACATCCATTGAAATATAATTCCATTGGCTAAATATTGATAACCATTTGTTACTGCATTGCTATTAAAATCAGAATAATTTGTTTTGTTATTTAGCTGAGTTTGAATAGGACTTGTGACGTTATGAACATAACCAAGTTCAGTGGCCGTAGTATTGCTGGTAGCAAGAAATCCATCTGCTGATGAAGTCATTGCCAATAAAGGACTAAATCCATTTGGCATTGCAATAGCTGTTTGCATTAACCAAGCATTAAAATGATCGCTGTATAGCAAGCTAATTGGCGTATTGGCTTGAACTTGACCGACAATCAATGTGCCGCCAGCAAAGTTCTTAATTGTCGCAGCACCAATCCCGTTAAGATTTAATGTTGGAGTTGTTGATGTATTAGAATTTGTTGTATAGAACGTACATGGCATTCCAGTGTAATAGGAAGTTTCATGCTGAGGAGTACTAACAGCATAAGCATTTGAAGCGCCAGTATCAATTCCAGTATAAGGTTGAACAAATTGATTGTACGTTCCCTTTGTAGCCTCATTTCCGATAAGTGATCCGACAATCCAAGTCGTTGCTGAAGTGCCTTCTTGGCCTCTCATTACAGTTAAAGTATTGCCTGATCTTGCTGTTACCCAAACAATTTCAATTGACGTATTGGGTGTTGCGGCAAGCGTGATGGTGAGTCTAAAAAACTGATTTCCAGTTGGACTAGGGAAAACAGATCCATTGCTTACAGTAATAGATGTTTGTGAGGAACTAGTAATTGGGCTACCAAGAGTGCTGTAGGCATTGTTGGCATAAAGTTCAATGAGTGCAGTCATGGTATTAACTCAAGGTTACTGTGTATTGAAATCTAAAAGGTGCTGCTAAAACACCTGTTGCAATAGCTGCCTGAAAATAAGGTGCAATAGGCCCCAAAGAACCGCTGCTGCTGATGTTTATTGTACAAGTTGCCAATGGGCTAGTTGTATCATTAAAAGTAACGCTAATAGTAGGAGTAAACGGAAAAGCCGTATTGTTCCCATTAAACACATCAGTCCCGTGACTACCAAATAAAAATCTAGCAATCCTTCTCTTAAACCAAGGGATAGAAAAATCATATCCATCGCCCTTATAAAAGAACCAAGTTAATACACGCTGATAAATGTCATCAGGCGTATCAAAGCTTGTTGATGTTGTATAAATCTGAGTCGTCGAAATCGCATTGACAATGGTTGGGCTAGGTCCACTGGCGGCTGGTCCAACATAAGGAACTGATGCAATCTGACCAACAACACCACCAAAAGCAGTTGTTGACAAAGATGGCCTTGGAAGACCATAAACACCCATTCCCACCCAATCCAATAAATCACCCTGTAATTTTGTGTATACAGGTAAATTAACATTGTTAAACCAGTCAACATATTCTTGAGTTAAATCATTGTAAGACTGAATTAATGCAGGAAGATCTTGATCATCAATGTACTGGAAGTATAAATAAGACGGAATTGTCTTAGTTGCTGTTGTTGGTGAGGTAGGAAGACTCACGGAGCGGCTCCCTTTGTAGTTGATATTGTGCCTGGAACCCAATAACCTTCAGCGTTCCCAGAAACCAATCCAGTACCAGAATCAGGAGCGGTAACAATCCAAGAAGAACCATTGTAAATAGATATTACAGGCTGAATATAGCTAATCAATGCTGTTGGAATGATAGTGGCTGTTGAGGTCTGAAATAGGAACTCAATCTCATAATTGTTAATCGGCTGACCTGGGCCAAGACTGTTGATGTAATCCGTAATAGGCTGATTACAAGCTGATTGCATTGACGCATTGCTAACAACATTAGTTGATGTCGTATTCCAATAAACATTAACCCGAACTTGTTGCGCTAAAGCTTGAACATATTTAATTGAATATGTGTCTGGAGTGTCAACAATACTAACCGTAACCGTTGTGCCACCAGCCGTAGCGCCTTCAAGAATGTTTGGATCACCAACAGATTGATAGATGGCATTGGCTACAGCATAAGTATCGCCACCAACAACAAGAACTTTAAATTTGCTAGTGTCCTGAATAACGCTGACTTTGTTATCAACAACACCAGGAACCCTTTGTACATAAGTTCTGATAGCTGATCCAAGGCCAGTGCAGCCAATCGTTCCTGCTGCAAGGACTTGCGCCCGATATTGCTCAGGAGTCTGATCTGCCGTACTAGGAACACCAGCCGCTGGATTTGTAACACTTAATGTTACGCCTGATGGGACACTTGAAACAATTGTTGTAACCGTGTTCGCACCAACAGCCCAAGACCCTGACAATGTAGCTATACAATAAACATTAGTGACTGTGCCGCCAGTCCCAACGATGACGGCATCCTGAGTAAGATACTGATAAGTACCATCAGAAACAATAACGCCTTTAGGAATGACGTAGCCTGCCGTTCCAGTAAAAGTTACATAGACGGATGTGTTGCTACCGATCCCCTGCTGAACTCCATAAATCTGACCTAATTGGTTTAATAGGAAAAGATTAGCGCCATAGGGGGTCACGCTGTTGACAGTCTCTACTCTAGCTTGATCAATCAGTACAAGGGCCGCAGTGTCCGTAGAAGCGATATCTTCAATTAGAGTTCCAGGCAGATTGGCGGTCAGACCAGGATCAAGTGCTATGGCTCCATTTACAATCTGGGTATGCAGTGACGCAGGCGTTTGCGGTTGCAGGCCATCAATTGTCATTACTGTTGGGAGAGTCATTGGAACCTCAAGTTGGAATAGGTACGTTCAGGTTGATGACGCTTCCCTGCTGCGTTATCACTTGGATATTGTACACAGGAGTTGGTACATCATATTGATTTCTAGCGTTAACTTTTGTTACTTTTAATGAAGCAAAGTAAGGCGCATAACGCTGCTGTGTCATGTACACAGAATAATCAGGAAAGATCTGACTGACAATACAGGGCTGGGCAGGGATGCCGTAGTCAGCATAAAAAGGGCTTTCTCCTGTCTGAAGCTGGAGAACCTGACAAAGCGCCGTCACATAAACAGCGTCATTGTAGCCATTGGCATCTGTAGTTACCTCAGTCCAAGTGTAGGTTCCATCTGTATTGTAAGTTCTGCCATATACACGCATATGTAACCTTTATGGATTGACTGGAGCGCCAGTGTTGCCGCCTTGTGGGTCAGGGTGGACATGAGTATCCCAAGTTATTCCACCAATATTTGTGGTCCCAGTAATCTGGACACCATCAGAATTTAACGTAATTATTGCATCTGTCCCATAAGATATGACAATTGATGCTTCCGTCATTGCAATAAAAGCTAATGAGCCAAACTCCATAACAATACTGGATGTTGTTAAATTGATTGAAGCATGACTAACTTGATTGCCACTTTCATCTATCTGCAAGTCTTGTATCTTTACTCCAGATGGTCCGTATAACCACAAAGCATTCTTATCTGGTGTCGTCGGAAACAACTTAGAGTTTGTTATCGGAACAAAACACAGGACAGCATCCAAGTTTCCGTAATTGGTGTAGCCAGCCACGCCATCAGCCTGACCAGAAATGTTCTGGATGTTGACGTCTGTCTTCTTCGTAACACCTACCGTACCAACTTGTATCGGCAACCGAACATATTCCGATTCAGCAATAGGGATCTTAATAGTCGGCAACGGGAACTGGCCCTGTGCTACCGCAAAATCTACCGTTACAAACAAACCATCAGCACTAACTTCTTTAACAATACAAGGAAGTTCGTAACCAGCACCCTGCTTTGCAGAAGAAATCTGGTTATCAATAATCCCAGCAAGATTTTGCTGAAATAGTAACTTCCTGCTGTAGTCCGTCATGGCAACACCGTCATGACCTGATCGACTGGATAATAGTACAAAGTGCTTGTTGTGAAGTAACCAGCAAGCAAGTTAATAGGCGGGTAGTCAGGTGCGCTGCCGATCAAGGGAAGCGTCAATACAGAATTGCCATACTGATCAGAAATGTTGATATACAGCCTTTGCCCAAAGACGTTCCAATAGACTCTTGACTGATAGACCTGACCGTCTAATGACAACTCATAAGTTAGTGACTGGCTTATGGAAGGAGGTATGCTGTAGTTCATGGAAGCACCTTCGTAGCGCCATCTGTTAAAGCTGTCATGACATCATTCAAAGCGCCAAGTCCGCTGGGAAACGTGATGAGAGGCTGCGTAAAATCTAGTTGCCATGTCACTTGAGCCTGATTGGTTTCGCCCGTAGAAACGTCTGTCATGCTGGTCAGG